GGGGGGGGGGGGGGCCTTCACGCTACGCATTTTACTTTTTAATGGTGCTAACGGGCTACGCCTTTCTTTTTAGTGCGAATGGTTGTCCTGATCCGACTGGGGCGGTACGGTGACCAGTACCCGAGAGCGCAGGGCACAAAAAGAGCCCACCCCAGTCAGGGAGCGGGCTCTCGGGTCGTGTCTCATACGTCTTGAAGTTACATGACGACCGACAAGAGCGCAAGCGGCGATCCCTTCAGGGGGAAACCCGCCGTTGATCTACTGCGTGAAAACGTCTTTCCTGCTGCCTGGAGCTATGTCCCCGTTGCTGGAAAAGCGACCTATGTCGAACAGTGGGCAACGCAGCCACTCACTAAAGAGCAGTGCCTTGAGGCCTATAAAAGCAAACCGGCTTACAACGGTATCGGTGTGGTCACCGGCCTCGCAAGCGATGGCCTGATCGCCCTCGACATCGACGGGCCTCACGCCGACGAGCGCTACAAGGCCATAGCCGGCGATGAGTACGAGCCCTACGGCCAGGAGCGCACCATGGCCTGGACGTCCGGCAAGCCCGGGCGACGGCAGATCGTCTATCGCCTTCGCTCCGGGGTCGCTGATGAGCTCAAGAACCTTAAGACCCTGATCCTGCAGTACGACGGCGACTGGACCCTGGGTCAAGGCGACAAGAACCGCGCCCCGGGCGAATCCGATCAGATCCCCGAAGGACAGGAGTACGAAGAGGTCGTTCTCCGCTTCAACAACTGCCAGAGCGTCCTGCCGGGCTCGGCTCACCCCGAGGGGATGCGCTACCGCTTCCTCTCCTACAACGGTGGGATGCCTGCAACGGCACCGGGTTGGGTGCTGGATGCGGTGCGCCCCTACCGCAAGCCGGTGGCCTTCCTCACCGGTGAGATGGCTGAGGCCCTCAAGGACTTCGGCGACACGATCATCCCGCCCAAGCAGATCCGCGGCTGGTTCTTCAAAGAGGAGATCCAGTCCAAGCTCATGCCTCGGCTGACCGAGCTCGTCTTCAACCACCCGGTCTTCGACGAGTACGGCTGGAAGCAGAGCGGCGGGCAGAACCCCCAGATGAAGTGCGGCTGCCCCTGGCATGGCGGTAAGTCAGGCACCACCTTCCAGTTCTCGCTCAACTCCGGCTGCTGGGACTGCAAGGCCTGTGGCGTCCACGGTGACGTCCTGGACTTCGTCCACAAGATCCGCAGCAATAACAAGTACGCTCCCAAGCCCGCAGGCGCCGACCTCGAGAGCTACGTGGTCGAGATCACGACCGCCCTCGGGTACAACTACCCGGAAGACGCCAGAGCCCAGGTCGTCAAGGAGATTCCGCGCATCGTCCTGAGCGAGCGGGAGTTCCATGAGGCACTGATCAAGATCCACGACGAGGAGCTCAACCCGGCGATCCGCATCGGGCGCATGGCCGGCCTCGCGGCTGAAACAGGTCGTCGCCTCACCGGGGTCCAGTGCCTCGCTGCGATGGATGAGTACCGCTACTACGAGGAGGCCCGCAAGCAGAACGAGCAGTCGGCCTGGTGGGAGAACGTCGAAAAGATGGACTTCCTGGTGCCCAACCTGCTGATGAAGCCCACGCAGGTCATGCTCCACGCTGCGGGCGGTCTTGGGAAGACCTCGGCGTGCATGGGACTCGCCAAAGCCGTGGGCCGCGGGGAGTCGATGCGCATCCGCGGGATCGATCTACCCATCAAGCAGGGTCCCGTCCTCTGGATTCAGAACGACCAGAACCCCGCCAAGCTCCTGCGTGACTGCGAAGACAACGGCATCCACCCGGCCTCGGACAAGTGGTTCATCGTCAAGCGCGGCTTCCAGATCAACCACACCAACGAGTTCGCCCAGTGGATCAAGGACTACGAGCCGGCGCTGGTGATCGTCGATTCGATCGGCTCCTGCTCCACAAAGATGCAGGTGGAGGAGAAGGACAAGGCGTTCGCGTCGCCCTTCTACTACTACGCCGAGAAGAACGGGAACCCGGGTGACGGGGGCTTCCCGGCCACCACGATCATCTGGATCCACCACGACAACGCCCACGGCGATGCCCGGGGTACGCGCTACCTCATCGCGGCAGTCGATGAGCAGTGGCACCTGCGATCGACCACCGAGGACGAGCGCGAGGCGATCCGTGAGCGGGGCACCAACCCCTCCAACTGCCGCATGATCGCGATCAAGAAGTCTCGCCTCGGGCGCCAGGGCGACTTGCTGGTGGTGGAGCGCGATGAGAACTTCGCGTACTCGGTGGCGGACTACACCCCGACCGAGCGACGGGAGGACAACGGCCAGGGACCAGCGGAGCCCCACACGATGGCGCTGCGCATCGTCAAGGACCGCGTCAGGGAGGCCGCGGAGGAGGGTTCCACCCTCAAGGACCGGATGACGGCCAAGGAGGTCTGGGAGCGGCTCGTGGAGGAGATGAACGGGCAGGTCCGTAAGCCGCCCTCGAGCAAGACCGTGAAGCGTTGGTTGGACCGGTGGGTGGAGGACGGCGTGCTGGTGATGGGCAAGCCGCTCTCGGTGGAAGGACAGCGCAAACCAGTGCCCTCCTATACCCTTCCCCCCTCACGCGCGCGTGCGTTGCGTAACCATAATCGTCTTTTCTCCGTTCATCCCCGAGATCGACTGCAGGAGAACGGATCTTTGAAAGGACACGATCAGGCGGAGGGGGCCGATGTCTTTTCATCCGAGAGCGGTGCTGACGCGGCGCAACCGGTTGAGATCATGAACGGACATCGCCCGCAATCAGACAATTTGTCCGTTCAAGAGATCCCAGTCACCGAGGGCGATCTCGAGGAAGAGCGGACAAAGGACAAAAAAAAGCACACTAAAGAGGAGCCCCATGGCCAACACACGCCTGTTTCAGCAACGGCGCCGGCGCAAACCGACCTCGTTGAAGACCCGGGAGAAGGTCGCCTTGTGGGAGGAGAGGTTCCGCCGAGCCCAATCCCCGGAGTCCCGGTACGGGGCGATGAGGCAGATCCAGCGCTGGACCTTGGATCACCCTCTGATCCAGATGTGGGAGGAGCGGGATCCCCGGTTCAACGACATGACGTGGAACTTTCCAGGATGAGACCCGCCTGGGATATGCGGGAGTACCAGGGTCCCGAGGCCGACTACGGCGATGCCTTTGATGATTGAGTCAGCGCTTCTGCCTGCTGCAGCAACAGGTTGCAGATCAAGGCGCGCGCTTCGAAATGACCTCGGACCAGCGAGCGGGTCAACCGCTTGAGCTCTCCGAGGTCGGTGCAGGCATCGATCTGGCGCATCGCTGACTCCTGGGCGAAGCGCACTGAGATGGGATCCATCTGTTCACAGCCGTTACTTCACAATGCCGTCTGCAGCATCTGAAGGTCTTAGAGCCGTTCTTTCAAATCCAGATTTCACCGTTATTCGCGGTCCCCATCAGGCTTATCGCCTGCAGGAGTGTGTTGCGGAGATTGACGCAGCTGCTCGCATGATCGGGGTCGATACCGAGACCACCGGTCTTGATCCGCATGAGAACCAGGTGCGACTCGTGCAGATCGCTTCAAGGGACAGAGCACTCTTGGTCGACCTCGATGGTTGGCGCACGGAGGTGCAACGCCAGGTGGATTGGAGTCAGCCGGGCCTTTACGAGCTCGGAGTGCTCCTTCGCGGCGCCAAGCCGAAGGTGCTGCAGAATGCCCCGTTCGATCTGAACTTCCTGCGGGGGGAGGGCATCGTCCTCGGGGGCGCGATCTTCGACACGATGGTCGCCGCCAAGATCATCAACAACGGCACTGGGGCCAAGAACGACCTCGGGTCGATCGTTGATCGCCTCTTTCGACAAAAGCTGCCCAAGGAGCTTCAGAAGGCGAAGTGGGACGGTGAGCTCAGCGAAGAGATGCTCGAGTACGCCGCACGCGACGCGCTCTGTCTGGTTTGGCTGGCGCAGGTCCTGCAGCGCTCCTTGAAGGAGAGCCGGGTCCTGGAGACGAAGTTCCTCTGGGAGGTATTTCAGCTGGAGATGGAAGTGCTTCGGCCCATCGCGCTGATGCAGTGGTACGGCTTCGCCTTTGATCTGCGTGCAGCGCGCGATCTCCATGAGCAGCTCAACGAGGAGGCGGAAGCGCTCAAGCTGATCCTGCTCGAGAACCTTGATCAGGAGATCAGGCGACGGCACCCGAACAATCCGCAGATATGGCTGCCGCGTGATGGCGAGGACGGGCCGTTCAACACCCGGGAGAAGGACGTCGGCTCGATTCGCCTGGGCACCAAGAAGCTCAAGGGCTTCAACCCGCGCTCGACTGATCAGATGACCGAGCGCCTTACGCAGGCCGGCATTCGCCTGAGGCCCAATGAGAAGGGCAAGCTCAGCTTGGATCAGAACCTGCTGGCATTTCTGCGTAATGACTATGAGTTGATCGACAAGTATCTCAACTGGAAAGAGGCGGTTACTAAGGTTTCAAACATTGAGAAGCTGATTGAAAGCAAAGGCTCTGATCAGCGTGTGCACGCCAATTACCGGCAGATGGGGACCGACACCGGTCGTTTGAGCTGCAGTAGCCCGAACCTTCAGCAGGTCAATCGCGGTGCTGACTTTCGTAGCAAGTTCGTAGCAGCGCCTGGGATGGTGCTCGTCGTGGCGGACTTCTCGCAGGTGGAGCTGCGCGTGGCGGCTGAGCTCTCGGGTGAGCAACGGATGATCGATGCCTACCTGGCGGGGCGCGACCTACACACCGAGACCGCGGCCAGGCTCAAGGGTGTCGAGCTCGAGGAGGTCACCAAGGCTGACCGGACATCCGCCAAAATCGCCAATTTCGGATTGCTGTACGGAGCTGGGCCTGTCACGCTGCAGAAACAAGCCGTTTCTCAGTACGGCGTCGATATGTCGCTGGAAGAAGCAAGAGAGATCGTCGAAGGCTTCCGAGAGGCCTATCCGCAGCTTTACAAGTGGCAGCAGGCAGAGGGGTCTAAGACAGAGGAAGCGATTTTTACTGCGACTGGGCGTCGACGGCTGTTGTATGGATTCAATGATAAATACACCACGCGCATCAACACACAAGTCCAAGGCACTGCGGGAGACATCGCTAAAATCGCCATCCGCAATATCTGGCGCCAGCTGCGGGATGTCAGCGCAGCAGAAGCCAGGCTGATCGCCATGGTGCATGACGAGATCGTTCTCGAGGTAGCAGAGGCTCAGGCAGAAGACTGGGGCAATCGCCTGCAGCAAGCGATGGAGTCCGCAGGGGCTGAGGTTTGTCAGAAGGTCCCCATCGTTGCTGAGGTGTCGTGGGGCACGACGTGGGCTGATGCCAAATAGGTTGACTTTCCCTTTAGCTACGGCCGCCCTAAACTGGTTGCGTCTTCCAACCTATTCCGATGCTGACCGGAGCAGAACTTATTCAGTTTGTCAAGGAGAGCGACAGCCTCAACCAGATGCAGCTCGCTCGGGGTGCTGGCTACGTCCGCACCACCAAGACGGGTCGGGAACAGGTGCTCGTCAAGCAGTTCTACAACTCCCTGCTTGCTGCCCAAGGTATGCCCATCCCTGTGGGTAAAACCCCCGGTAAAAGTGCGCAGTTCGCGACCTCGGTCCACAAGAGCGGTGTGATCCTGCTGGGCAAGACCTACAGCGAGAAGTTCGGCCTCCAGCCGGGCGATGAGCTGCAGATCGAGCTCCTGGACGAGTGCATCAAGCTTGTGCCCCTGCCGGTGCAACCCGAGACCGTGACCACGGTGCGCAAGATCGCCGCTTGAGGTGACACCACAGGAAGCCCGCGCTCGCTACTTACGGAGGTTGGTCCACATCGCAGAGAAGCTGCCGAATGGCTTGCTTCAACGTCTTGTGGACGACGCTCAGTTCTTCGAGGACTGGAACCTCCGCAAGCGCAGGGCGCGGGCTTCCGCGCGTCTGGCGCAGCACAAGGCTTGGGGGGTCAAGGCGGAGGAGCGCTACTGGAAGAGCGTCCAGCGCTGACCCACCAGCGTGCGTTCAAGGGCGTCAATGCGGTTTCTCCCGCAATGACTGCGGTCTCTGCTTGGCATAAATCCACCAAGGCTTAACTCTGGCATAGCTAGCCTGGTTCATACGCACCTCGCGCATGGCCGCAAAGAAGGCGAAGAGCTACCCCAACACCTGGGATGGTGTGGTGCAGGCGGCCAAGGATGCAGGGGCGAAATGGTCCACCCTCGTCGCCGCGCAGTGGGCACTCGAGAGCGGCTTCGGAAAGCACGCCCCGGGGCACAACTACTTCGGCCTCAAGGGTCAAGGTGCGTCGCGTGAGACTCGGGAGTTTGTGGATGGGAAGTGGATCACCATCTCTGCGGCCTTCCTCGAGTTCCCCGATCTCGGGGCCTGCGTCCGCTACCTGGTGACCCGCTGGTACAAGGACTGGGACAAATACGAGGGCATCGATCGGGCGCCGACCCTGGAAGCGGCGGCCAAGGAGCTGGTCAACCAGGGATACGCCACTGATCCGGCCTATGCAGAGAAGCTGATGCGTCTGGTCGACGAGCACGGCCCGAAGACGGAAAAACCGGCCACGGTCATCGTCAAAGCAGATCCCAAGCCGATCCTGTACCGGATCGAGGCCGTGCAGGCTACCTGGCTGAAGAAAGAGCGAGTTCAGGCGGCCGAGCTCGGGGAGAAGGAGAAAGTCTTCTGCGGTCCCGGCAAGGACTATGCAGTTGTTGCATACGAGGAGTGCCCGGCGGATGGGCACGCCCAGGTCGAGCTCGCTGCCGGAGCCGGGACGTGGTTCCTGTTTGAGCCGCACTGGCGCAAGGTGCTCGGCGGTGCGCCGGGGATGGCCACCGAGGTCGACTGGAGCGACTTCAACTGCCTGGTGACGCCTTCGCTGTCCGTGGGTGAAATTTTGCAGTGGGACAAGCGACGGATCCCGGGTCCCTCGGCCTCGATTCGCTCACGCCTTCTACGCACCGCGGCGGAGTTCCAGCGGGTCCGTGAAGCCTGGGGGCGGCCCCTGGGGGTGACGTCTTTTTACCGTCCTGAACCCGTGAATCAGCAGGTGGGCGGGGTGCCGGGCTCGCGTCACGTCACCGGTGAAGCCTTCGACATCTACCCAGTGGACCGCAGCCTGGACAGCTTCTACCAGTGGATTCGGCGCCGGTGGACTGGCGGCCTGGGAGATGGGAGGCCGCGCGGATTTTTGCACCTTGACTGTCGCGGGGGCGGTGGCTTCGTGCCGGGTGCGGGGGTGCGGCCCGCAGCCGAGTGGAACTACTGATGGACGATCGTACTCGGGATAACTGGGCGAAGGTCAAGGCCGCGCTCGAGAAGGCGGGCAAGACCGATTGCGACTTCTACCGGCGCGCTGTGATGGTAGTGCAGACGGGGCGGGATCCAGGGCCCGCTCTCGGGGATTAAGCGTTCTCGAGAGCGGCGACTCGTTGTTCAAGCAGCGTGAGGCGATCAGTGACTTCCCATCGCCCAGCCGGTGCATTCCAATTCAGGATGTCCTGATCCTGCTTCGTCCCATTTGCCTCGACATCAGGCGGCGGCCGGTGTCAGAGCGCACCATGATGATTCCGTTGGTGGCCTTGCTGATCACTGCAGCTGCAAGTCGTAGTCGGCTCGCCGCTGCATGTCGGTGATGTTGTACGTGCCGGGTTGGATGCTCATAATTACGGTATGGGAAGCGGTACTATAAGTTCGTCGCCGGCTTCTGTGGTTAACTGATCATTAGCCTCTGTGTACAGCAGTGCATAGTAAATAGTCCTTTGCACACTAGCTGCGGCACTGACAATAGCGCTTAGGCGTGTAGCGGATAGTCGCATTAGACTAACTCCGTTATTTCTAGCGTTCCATCAGTAAGGCCATTGCGGATAATGGCGATATGAGGTGTTTGAGGTAGTGCGATATCGATACGTTCACCTTCTGCTATAAAGTGACTACTGCTTGACGCTGTTTGCGCAGTACTTCCTACACTGTAGCGAATATCTGCATTTACAGCCCGCATGCTCAAGCGACGACATGTGGCTGTTAGCTCGGTATTTGTGCTACTACTACCTGCAGCTAATTGACGCGCTACAGCTGGTACACCTAGGGGTTCGACATACACTTCTGTGTAGCGATCTCCTGCGACAATTTTCTGAGTCATAGCTAAGCCTCCGCAACCCAGTCTACGCCTGCTTCACCTCGTGGCGTTGCGGAGTGCAGCCTTGATGGGACTGTAGAGCGCAACTACCTGATCGATCTGGCGCGCCGTGGCCGGGTTGCCGGTGGCCTGGGCGATGGTCGAGGCGATCTCGGCAGTCATGACCTCGGGGTCAGCCGTGCGCAGCAGCGTCGGCATTTCGTCGTCGAGGCGCTCGTAGATGTAGGGCAGTGCGCGCTTGAGGGGGCGTTCGATCGCGGCGGTCGCCAGGGGTTTGATCACGGCCTCGGTGATGCCCATCACCAGGAAGGCAATCAGGCCGTCAATCAGGGTGCGGAGAGACATGAGGTCAGCGGGTAGGTGGATCATTGCGCCGGCGTGTACCCGAGCTCGGGGTGTTGGGGGAGTCGGTGATGTAGGCCCACATGGTTGAGGCGGCACCGCCGGCGACGGTGAAGGCTTGGGTCCATGAGGAGCCGCACTCGCCGGGTTTGCGGAGCTCGCAGGCAGCGACACCTGCGGATGCCATCACGAGCATGTAGCCGTAGCAGCCGACCAGGAGGCGAAGAACCAGGGCTGTTACGGCGGGGTGATTCATTGTTTTGCCTCGAGCGTGGTGACACGTCGATCGAGATCACTGAGCAGGCTGTAGGTTTGCCTTCGGTCTTCCTTGATGTCGACGTGGATTTCTTCGAGACGGGTGGCTACGGCCTCGACGGCGGTTGTGAGCCTGATTACGGTGTCACGCCCTTCACGCGAACGACTGAAGGCGCTGCCGATACCCATGGCACCGATGGTGAGGGAGGCGCCTACCGCGGCAGCAGCGACTTCAATCACGGATGGCCGGGTGGGGCTACTTGTTCAGAGTAGCGAGGGGCCGTTCTCGGGTTAGTGGCCTTGGCCGCGCAGAAGTTTCCGGCTCCCACGCGGCCTACTGTGCTGCCCGTTGCCTTGGCGCGTCTTCTTGCGCTTAGGGATTACTTCAACTTTGCTGGTTCCGCTCTTAGCGCGTACTGCCATTTCCTTTGTTCAGTTCTTGTAGAAGATACTGCCTAAGCGCTCGATCGGCTGGTGTCGGATTAGGCTTCAGGTCGATTTCAAGGATGCGCAGTTTGAGCTGTTTGGCGTAGTACTCCTCTAGCTGCGCCTTCACCTCTGCGCTCTTGGCGTAGCGCGTCTCAATTGCGATAGTGGTGCCCACGATTGCCGTGAGCACCGCGAGAACGGCACCGGCTGTAGCCAGGTGCCGCTCCATTAGCTCCACGGCACGCCTGCGCTATGGGTGGGTGCGAGTTTTTCTGAGATCTGCTGGTCGAGTGCAGCCTCGATCTCGGCTACCTTCTCATCGCCGAAGTGCGCCGTCACCCAGCCGACCACGGTCTCCTCGGTCAGCTGCGCGTAGGGCGTGCCGGTGTCAGGTGTTGGTGGCTCCAATCCGATGCTGCCGTAGGCGCCAGCCTGCTCGCCATCCTTGAAGCGGGTGACGGTGTAGTGGACGGTGTAGACAGTGCCGAGATCATCGAGCTTGCGCTCCATGTTGGCGACTTTCCACACGGTGAAGGGAAAGTCGATGCCGGGTTTGGGATCAGCCATTGGCGTTGTGGTGATGGGGTGAGATTAGCTGGGGTGAGTAGTGAAGGGGACTTCTCTCGTTACCAAGTAGACAGCGCAGAGCGCTTCCATGTGTTGGTGGCAGTACAAACGTAGATGTAGCTTGTGTCCCAGCAGATCTCACCAGCGGTTCCAGTGTCTGTTGCGGATGCAGGGGTTTTTGCAATTGCAATCCTAATGCGATTGTCATTCACTTGAAGAAGTGCGCCGCCACTATTGCTGGCTGTGCCGATCAATACTCGCCCAGACGTGTCAATTCTTAATCTCTCCGTGCTATTTGTCCCAATAAACAGCGGAGAGTTGGTAACTGTAGACAAATAGCCATAATTATTACCAGCGGCCATGTTGATTTGCGTATTTGTCCCACCTCCACCGCCAAGATACTCTCCAACGAATCCACCAATGCTACTACCTGCGCCTGTGTCATTCGTCCGACTTCTAATCAATTGCGAACCAGTTTTTTGGCAGTCGAGGATATAACCTGGGCTCGTAGTTCCAATCCCCACGAGCCCTGCCGATGTGATGCGCAGGCGCTCTTGAGGCGCATCATTAGCCGCTGCGCCGGGGTTGGTTTCAAATGCTAGATAGCCGCCGATTGTATCGTTAGAGGGTGTACCACTGACTACAGAGTCGATGCGTGCGGTATTGATAAAACGGTCTCCATCGTAGGCAGAGAAAATCAAGGAGCCAACATTGTCGCCAGAACTAACAATTGCAGGCTCATCCTGTGTCCCTCTTGCGCGTTGCAGATGTGTTGATGGTGCATTTGTCCCACTTGTGAAACGTGTTATTGCTACACCGCTTATCCCTTCACTTTCTATTTGAAGATTTACTGCCGCTTCCGTATTTGCAAATGCCGATTGCCTACTGGTATCGGTGCCAATAAGTACGCGATCATTAGGTACAGTCAACGTCGAATCCAGCGTCGTTGCACCAGTCACGTCAAGCGTGCCAGGTACATCAATGTTGCTGGTCCACTCAACGCCAAAACCAGAAGCATCCGTCTGCAGCAGCTGGCGGGCAGCACCGTCCTGCAGCTTGCTGACCGGCAGCTCGCTGATCGTCGCAGTGCCGTCATCAGCAACATTTACATCACCGCTGATGACGCTAACGATTTGACCGGCGGTTGCTTTTTTGGTTGTGTCGTCAGTGACATCAACAACTGGCACCAGGTCGGCACTTGCTGCACTGGCTAGTGCCCCGAGCTCGGTGATTTTGACGTTGGCCATGGTCGCGAAGATGTTGAAGGTACTGTAGCTGCGGCGGGATTGTCAGATCTTGACGTCTCTCGAGAGCGTCACCGCCTCGATTACGTCAATGCCCTTTTTGATAGGGAAGAGCTCAATGTTCAATGGATCAAAATCCTCCAAGGCTCCAACCTCGCCGGGGTTGCTGGGGATGCCTACCGACACATCAGGAGCGGAAATCGTTCCGGCACGTCGCAGGAAATAGGGTCGTCTCCATACGGTCGCAGTAAATCCCGCCGGGATTCCTGCAGTGCCTCTTGTGCGGCGAACTGTGCCGTCTAAAAGCGAGACACTGCCAAAGATGCCCGCGACTCCTTGCCAATGATTGTCTGACACGAGGAACCCAGCGTGCCAGAAAAGGCCGAATTGCCCGAAGCCTGGTGTGCCTGCCAAGAAGCCAAGGAAGCCTGGTCCGATTAGCTTCCAGTTGCTGCCGACAGTTGGATCTTCGTCAAGATAGGCAGTTGTGCTCGGGGGAGTTGTGGGGTTCCACCCGTCACGATAGGCAAGCGCGTTGTTGACAACATGTATGTTGTTCCATGTGTAGTTATAGTCTGCGTCAGCGCCAGTGCCGCCGCTCGTTTCCCTAGTGCCTCCTAGTGAGATGCTCGTAGTGGGTGACGCTTCATTTTTTGAAACGGCAGCAATAAAGCTCTCGTGATGCCCTGTCAACGTATAGCTTGACTGGCCCTGATAGACAGGGGCTCCCGCTAAGTCCGACGAGATACGCGCGTTTCCGATAATCCATATCCCCCTAAAGGTCGATTGTTTGTCGCTGATGCCTATAACAGAATCAATCCGAGTAGTATTGTTGAATTGACTTGAAGGCGCTACTGCGTCAAACGCGCAGTTGATAACATCAAGCTCGGCCCTGGCTTCTATGCAGCTCAAACCAAAAAGATAGTCCCACGTAGCACTGGTTTCTGTTTCGAGTTTTTTGTCCATTTCAGCTTTGATGAAATAGTTCAAAGCGTTATCCGGATCGGACGTTGCAGCGGCCCTAATAGCAGATAGATCCACTCCTGTGTTTACAGAGAAGAATGAATCAGGGACATTTGCATTGACCAGTGCCTCGACTGCGCTGAGCCAGACAATTCCAATCACAGTAGCCTCCTGCTCAAATATAAAACGTAGAGGCCGGAATTGATAAAATGCCCTAGAAGGACTGTAGCCGTAAACGACGCTTGGCCGCACCAAGAAAATCGGATGCTTGGTGCCGTCGGTCAGATATGCCCTTGTTTGATTCCACGCTTTTCCGCGTTCACCACCAGCGTCTTGCTGGTCCATAAACGGTTGCGTGCCGTTATCTTCATCGCCGCACAGATAGGTGCGGGCTGTGTAGTCCCAACTGCGGACACGTACTTTACAGGTCAGACTTAAATTGCCAGTCTCTAGGTAGTAGCCGGGACCGAGGCGAAGCTCGACAGTTTCGTTTGCGCTGTAGGTTGCGTTGATGTATCCGACCGCCTTAACGAGCGACTTCGCCGGTTGGTTTTTGCTACTGCTCCAGCTTGAACCGTCCCAAGACAGATTGGAGGTGGGAGGTTCTTCTAGCAATTGCGCGACATTTGCATCGCGCCCGTTCACTGGATCAACATAAACGTATTGGATGCCTTCGCGGGCACTGATGAACCTATTGTAAGACTTCCAGTATTCAAGGCCGACGACATTAACCGCATTATTGTTGCCAGGGGCATTCACCTGATTGTTGCTTGTCGCGGCCAGCCCTGCGCGATAATCCGCCAGTTGAGCGTAGTAAACACCGCCGAGGCTATCAGTCTTTGCAGCCTCAATGTCGGGCAAGCCCTTTTCGATCTTGCCATTGACAACCAGGTTCTCGACAGTCATCGTATCGGTGACTTCAAGATTCTCGAAAGACGTTTTTTCTGCAAGCTCGATAGAACTCGTTCCGATCGAGCTAACAGTCAGCGTGGATCCGGTCTCGATGTCTTCAAGGCCGCGCGGTGTAATGTTGAAGCCATTCTCGTTGCTACCTTGTGGAACAACGCGGCCGCCGTTCTCGCTGGTGAAGTAGTAGGTGAAGGCGTTCTGCGCACCGAGATCTTGCTGCGCAGCAGGAACCGCCTTGCTGTAGTTCAAGAAACCAGCCCACTCCCACGCATGGCCATACAGTCGCAACATGCTCGGGCGGCGAAATTCAATGGCCCAGTTGCCTCGGCCTGTTGCGGCGCCGCCACTTGGGGCATTGGGGAAGTCAACGGGATTTGCTGGATCCAGCAGGCGGCCGTTCTCGGCCTGCGGCACAAGTGCTGCGTGGGCTTGATTGCTGGTCAAACCCAAGGCAACCAAGAAAGCGTGGACGCCTTTGTAGTCCGTAGAGCTGCGATATTCGTCATCAGCCCACACGGAGCTCCAGCTGATGCCGAGGCCGGTGCTGTAGGCATCCGTGTCTGTGTCGGTATCAATCGAAATAGTGCGAGCTTCTTCTATGATCGGGTCTTCAGCGTTGTAGTCGCTAGCTGTATGGACGTAGGTCTCTAGCCACACATCCAAATTTGGAGTGCTTGTGGTGGCGTAGATGTCCTGCGTGGCGACGTAGTGCTTGAACGCATGGCGGACAACTGCGCCAGAGGGGTAGAAGTTACCTGATGCGTAAACTTCGCTCGGTGCTGCGCGGCGAATCGTAAACTCGGCCGAGGTGGGAAAACCGGTCTCAGTGCCAGCGCCGCTGTTGCTGACAATGAAAATCTCTGGCCCAGTCGTTGTCAGCTCGCGGCTGATCGCACCATTGGTACGGTCCGGATTGGTTTGAAGGATGAAGTTCCGCTGAGGCAGCCGGGCAGAAGCTGTGTTGTTGGCAAGCAGCATCACGCGCCGTTCGTCGGGCGTCCGCGTGTCAACCAGTCGGCGCAGATAGATGCGCTTGCCGATTAGCTGATCAATGTCATCCTGCGTTGTCGGATCCGTACCTGCGAATGCTGCCGTGATTTTGATCTCATTCGCGGATGATGCGTTCCATGCACTGCTGCTGAGTGGCGCGTACCACGGGTCGCCAAACGGGTTCTCGGCCCAGATGTAGGTGCCGCTAGCAAGGCTGTAGCCGTCTTGCAGAAGGATCGCTGGAACAGTCGCGGACGCTGCATCTGCTGCGAGCTCGCTTGTCAGCGTGATTTTGCTTGCAGTGGCAGACTGGATTGTGCCGAGATAGATGTAACGGATATTGCCTGTCTTGTATTGCAGGTCCAAAGGCACCTTGATGCCGCTAATGGACCAGTTGCGGTCGCTCGGGAACGCGGTGGTTTTGTAACCCTTGCTATAGGCAGCGCAGCCGCCAAACGAGGAGTTGCTGTTGGTGACTGTAATCTCGCCACCGAGATCGGTGAAGTGATGAATGCCTTGGCCGATGGCAAAGACTGAGACCTCCTGAATGAAAGCGTCTCTGATTGCGCTGATGTGTCGCGACAGCCGCGCGGGCTTCATGCGAACACTATCTGGATCAGTTGAGATGTATTGCTCGTAAGTTGGAGTGACCCAACTGCCGCCAGAGTAGATCTGCCAGCAGGACATGTCCTTCTGCAGGCTGACGCCAGTGAAGTTGGCGCAGACCATGGACTTGAGACCTTGGACCTTGGAGCCATCCATGAAGGCTCCGCCCATGCCATAGTCCGAACGGACTGAGCAGTTGAAGATGTAGGGTGATGCCGAAGCGGTGGTATCCCAGGCCGCCGTGGGCGCCTGCGTGCGGTCGATCGGACCGACGATCTGATACTCCGTGCCGCGCGTGACAGCCAGCGCAGCAGCGAGGTCAGCACCAGAACCTACGGCGCTGAGCACCTTGGCGTAGAAGTCGTCGAGCTCGGCTTTGCTGGCGAAGTGGAAGCCGTCAAGTAGGTGGTGGCTTCGAGCTTCCCCGATTTTGTCCATCAGGGTGAAGCCGAAGAAATAACCAGTGCCGGTGATCTTCAGCATCCCGCGCCGGTTGCTGTAGTCCGCTGCTTCGTCGGACGTTGCAGGAACCCAGTTCGGGCGGATTGTGGTCTTGCGCAGATCCGGCCCACACAGGGAACAACCACGAGGCAGCAGCACACCGCCGACGGTGGCGGGGTTGAACTTGATCAGTGCTTCGGTGGTCGGATCCTTGGACAGGCCCCAACTTGTGATGCTGGTGCTGGCCTGACCAGGATCGTTATAGAGCGTGTGGACGCCAGTGCTGAGCACGATGCTCACGCAGTCAACGTGCGCTCTCGGGTCGGTGTAGGTGTACCAGTCCTTGCTGGTGATGATCGCCGCCTCGATCACGGCGCGGTTGATCGTCTTGAACGGACGCTGCGGGGTGTAGCCACAAGTGAGACGCTGCTTCTCCAGGCGCTTCAGCTTGCTGGCGATGATCTCTTCGTCTGTGGCGCCAGCCTCGTATTCGTTGTAGGCCCCACCGACGAACTCATCGCTGCCGGTGTAGGGGTTGACGTAGAGCGTGAAAGGCGCGTTAAGCGGGTCGGCTTGGCCGTCTGTGCCGGGGAAGACCGCCGCGTTGCCGACGATCTGCTTCATCATGTCGGTCAGGGCCGCGATCTGACCGCGAAACTCGCCCTGACTGGCGTTGATGTCGCTCAGCGAACCGCTGTCACCTGCAAATTCGAGACTGGTCACACTGCTGCAACGTCAGATGGCCAGAGTCTAGCAACGGTGCTTAGCCAGCCAATACTTTCAGTTTAATGTCTGAAGTGGCCACGAAATCTGCGGTGCCCGCAATAATGTCAGCCGCCCGTGTGTCGACTCTTGTATTGGTGAGCAAGAGATCGCACTGATAGTAAGCAGAACCTGCGATTTGCGGTGCTGGCTCGTTGCGATTCTTGTACAGATAGAACTTAGCGTTTGTGTTGCTTTGGTTCTCCGTCATCAGCACCAGGCGCAGCAGTGTCATGGCATCAGCTTCGTTGGCTTGCTGCCGGTGATCCACCAAGAACTGGAGCGTGCCGGAGCCGCGCACCAGAGCCTTGACGTTCTCGCCAAAGGTTTCACCGATAGCTGTGATGTCGAGGCTGGTGGCATCGACGTTCAGCGCCCACTCAGTAAGCTCACACTGCATCAGCCACTGACGATCAGGCGCGAACAGCGGCGAAAGGCCAAAGAGCCCGTCGAGGTTTTGTTCAGAGTTGGAAAGGGTGAGCGGCTCCAGGGATGCAGCAGCCGCATTTAGCGCCGCCGTGTAGCCGCTGTTGGAGTTGTAGGCGGCAAGTATGAAGTTTGTGCAGTTTACTTTTTTGAGCGCAATGCCAGCGCTTATGTCGTTAGCGTAAGCTGCCGCTTCGGTTGAAAACAGCGTAATGCGGTCTAGCTCATCGCGGTAGATATAAGCATCAAAGGTGGTTGTCAGTCCGGTAGTTGCACTGGTGTTGTAGCGATCAATCTCATTTTCTTCGCCTACCGAGAACAGCAACGTGTCACCTGATTGCGTGATAAATGTGTCGCCGCTCTCGGTGAGCAGCGTGTCGTCGTAAACCTGCTGCTTGTAGAACGGGCTTGCGTCCGTGTCAGCGCCGACGTAAAAAGCGTGCGACGGACCAGACTCCCACTGCGAGCCACGGTACATCGCATGGCCGTCGGGGCAGTCAGCGTATCCGTCGGCGTTGCCATCCAGCGGTAAGCCGTCTGCGCTAGCCAACGAAATGCGATCACCAGTCCAATAGCCTTGATTGGCCAAGGAAATCGAGACCGGAGTGGCGCCAATATTCAGGCGAGCCACGCTCATCGCCATGGCTTTCGGCGTCGCCCGGCTCAGCTCCAGAATTCCGCCGTTGCCAAGGATGGCCATCAGAAGGTACCGCTAGGCTTGCCGCTAAAGGTGAACGAAATCGGCACACTGACAAGGTCACCGGCACTGATGCTGGCGCCAGCCTGTGTAATCAATGCGTCCCCGGTGATGGTCCCAACAGTTGTGCTGGTATCCAGCACCATCGAAAGGGTGTTCAGGGTATCGGAATCGCTCAGCAGTCGATTGATGACGTTTGTTGTTGCTACATCGCTCGGGTCATACAGCAGCGTGCCGCTACCTGTTGTCCCACGGATGCCGTAAGCGTATGTCCTATCTGCTTGGCCGATGCCTGTTGTTTCAAGTGCATCACGCGCGAAAGTGATGCTGACATCACGCACTTTGGCAATAGCGGCGCCCTCGTACCTGAGTTCTGCGGTAGCGCTAGTCTTAACAGCCATCGGCCTTGGTCTTTTACGCCAGTCTAAGTTCTCCGACCAGGCCTACCCGAACGCTGGAACGCCCAGGCGCAACGCTCTCGATGCTGGGTGGCTCTTCAGAAAAAAACCACTTGATGCCTGCACCTGTCGCAGCGGTCGTCAGCCACGGCGCCAGTTCCTCTGAGGCGCCTGCGAATAGGGCATCGGGCAGCGTGAGATCAGTCGTGGCGCCCTTAGCTTCGTGATATGCAGCAATGATCAAAGCCGCATCGTCATCGGAGGCGTTGTTGAACTGCAGGGAGAGTTGTGCCTGTGATGGTCGGCTGCCCCACAATCGGCGGGAGGTGACGCCTGATTGCGCGGTGATGCCGCTTGTTGGCCACCGAGGCGCTGTGAAGCTGCGACTGGTTGGCTCAAGGTCGGGGAAGGTTACAGCCATCACTCGATCACCCAGTTGCCAGCAGTATCGAAGCCATCGGCCAGCTCCAGGATGCCCGAAGCGTTGGTTGGCATGTGAACTGCCTCAATCGTAAAGGTGCCCTCTTCATCGGGCGTCACGCGCTCGATCTGATAGGTGCGCACCTGCGTGCTGGGCAGCTTCAGGGTGAACACCACGCCGGTCGGTGTCGCGGTAGTGCCGCTGCCACCAACGGTCAGCGTTGCATCGGCCGGCGGGGTGCCCTCGGTGCCGTCCCATGCAATCACGGCATAGGTGCCATCGGTCAGGGGCTTGGTGCTGACCAGGGCGCCGGCGGCGGTGACCACGCCATTGTTGAACTCGTCGTACTGGGTTGCATCCATCGCCACACGGATGTAGTCGCTCGGACCGAACTTTGCCAAGGCACCTTCGTGGGTGGTGCGGAAGCTGATCACATGCGTGGGGATGCGGCGCATCCTGATGATGTACTTGGCTGCGTCGATCGCGTGCTCGCGGCTGGTGCAGTAATCGCTGAGGTCGAGCGACTCGACGGGGGCTCCAGAGTCCACGCCGTCCTCGGCTACCAGGACCTCGCGCACAGTGGGGAAAATGCCTGGGTTGGTGAGGTCGGTGGACGCGCGCTCCTCGCGGTAGCGAACGGAAACGCGAATCGGATCGCGGTCCTCCGGGTCCAGGTACTGCAGTTGGAAAGAGCCCTCGACGATATTGCCGGCGGTGAAGAGACCCTTGATCGAGACCGCGGTTGCCTGCAGGGCAGGCCGCAGGAAGAACTTGCCGTCGCTCTCGCCGAAGATCAGCAGATGTGTGGCCGCGGTGTCGGCGGCCCACTGGCGCAGGTTGACGCGATCGGCCACAACGCCATCAAAGAAGTAGTTGCGGTCTTGACACCACTGAGCAGCTGTCTGGAAAGATGTCAGATCGATCATCTGATCTGTGACCAGATCTCCGGCTCCGTAAGACATGTTGGTCAGTAGATCCAGCAGGATGTCGGGGAACAAGTGCGTGGCTCCGGTGCTGAGGCTGTTCAGTAGGCGCCGGCAGGTTTTACCGTCGGTGACATAGGCCGAGAGCTGGGAGAACTGGCTCCACTCCGCGGAGGAACGGATGTTCATGCCCACCAGGGCGAGGTTGTCGTACTGCGGGACCGGCAGGTTGGGCACGATCTCGTTGACGTAAACGACCCGGTGCTCCGGTGCGGTCTCAGCGGTGCTTCTGACCTCGGAGTAGACGAACATCTCGGCGAGCTTGCCGAAGTCATCGAGGTGGCTCTCGTTGTCGGTCGTGGGCAGGCCGTAGTAGGTGCGGAAGGTGCTTGGCTCGTCGCCGTTGGTCTTCTCCTCGTACTGGTAGCTGCCGCTGAGGCCCGGATTAGCCTTGCCGTAGTTGATCCCGAAGGTGGCGGTGTTGAGCGGGACGGACTCGCCGTTGATCACCACCGTGGTGCCGTTCTCGGGGATGGTCAGGCGGGACTTCTTGGCATCGAGGACGTAGAGCTGGCCGCCGGCCATGCCGTTGCGCACCTCGAAACCGGTGAGGGGCTCCAGCATGAATTCGCGGTGCCGGATGCTGCCGTACTCCAGGCGGATGTAGTTGAACAGCGCCTGGCGGGTTTCGCTGCGCACCCCGTAGGCGTTGCTCAGGGTTGTCCAGTTGCTGCTGCCCGACTCGCGCCAGCGCAGCTTGAAGAAGCTGTAGCGCTGCGCTGGGCCGTTGACCGTGCTGCTCTGGTAGAAGACGTTGATGATGTCCTCCGCTTCTTCGTTCTCGAAGCACCTGCAGTAGGCGTTGTCGGCGTAGTTGTGGGTCTTGGCGTCACGGAAGTTGCACAGGCCGTTGATGCTGATTCCGAGGGTGGAGCTCAGCCCGAGCTCGACGGCCTGGCAGGGGCGGTTGGTGGTGATGTGGGCACTGGCGTAGCGCAGGATGTGGCCGCCGGTGGTGGCGACCTCGCGGCGGCCGGCGTCGCCGCCCGTGTCCTTGAGATAGCTCTCGGTGAAGCCCTTGATCGTGCCGCCGCGCACCACGGTGAAGGTGGCGGTGATGGTGGTGCCGCCGGTGCCCTCGAGGTCGGCCTGGCTGACGAAGACCTCATTGCTGCGGCTGGTGAGGACCGCCAGGGCGCTGCCGACCTTGTAGAGCTCACCGACCACCAGGTTGTCGTCCCAGTTGTGCTGCTGGCTGGCGACCGCGCTGGCAACGTCCTTGCACTCAGCCTCGCCGTCTGCGGGCTCGGTGTAGACGTTGAACTGGGTGGCCCAGTCGCTCTCGTGGAACAGGCGGTAGGTGATGGTCTGGCCCACCGAGACGTTGGCGGTGCCGTTGCCGATGATCCCGCTGAAGGTGCTGAAGTGCGCGCGGAACTTGTCGCGCTCATTCATCTGCTGGCTATCGACCGGGCACTGGACGTTCACTTTGTCGTCGGCCTTGGGTTTCAACCGAGAGCGCACACCCGGGCGGATCACCGGGTTGACCTTGAACATCAAGTCATTCCCGATCGGGGCATAGACCCCGAAAGTGGCCTGCGACGTCGGATTGTGGCTGGAGCAAAAGTCAGGTTTGGGCCCACCCTGCCAGTAGACCTGGAACACGTCGGCGCTGGAGGAGCTCCCGTCGTCGTTGGCATTGCTGCGGCCCAGGATGCGGTCGGCGCCGGTGATGCGGCCGCCGCCGGGGCGGAAGTAAATCGTGGTGCGGCCGGCCTGCTGGGTGGCGGCGTTGTCCTCGAACAGGTAGCCGCGGAGCGTGTTGGAGCCGATCGCGAAGTTGTTCGGATCGATCGAGGCGATCGGGCCCTCGCCCAGCAGGAAGACACCGCGCAGCATCTGCCCGCCTCCCAGCGACAGGATCTGGTTCCACAGCATGGGGGTGTTGACCCGCACGCCGCCGTAGGTGACGCCGCCGATGGTTTCGCGCAGGGCATAGACGATCGGGATCACCGAGCCCAGGGTGGAGATGTCCTGGTTGGAGTCGAAGCCGTAGCGGGGCGCGAAGCGCTCGTTCTCAGTGCGAGCCTGATCAAGCTCGTTGCGGCTCTTGGGCTGGCCCGGTGCCTTGGGTTTATCGAGCTTGGGCTTGAAGAAGCTGGCGGCGATGGTCAGACCGACCGACAAAGTCGTCAGCACCAGGGAGATGATCGACAGCGTGACGGGGTCAATGCCGGCCACCACAGACGGCTGTGGACCCTCGGCGGCGCGGCGGCGGACCTCCGCCTTGTAGCGCGCAAAGTCCTCATCGCTGATCCCCAGTAACGAAGCCAGGTAGCGATCGGCGGGCAGAATCGGTGGCAGGTTGGGATCCATCAGCGGAACGTGCAGAAGGTGAGCCGGCGGAGCGCAGTCAGGGGGACCCAGGCCACGCCACGGCGGTGGTGAACCAAGAGCAGGCCGTTATCCACCACAACGCCGACACCGAGGCCGGCGGGGCCGTTGTGGAACAGGCAGATCGCGTGCTGCTCAGGCCCGGGCAGCGGCCGGGTGGCGGCATCCCACAGCTGCTGCAGCTGCAGCCACTCGCCGGCCTCGGCCAGAGCCAGCCAGCGCAGGTCGAAGGGTGGGTGTGAGACACCAGCGTCATCGAGCACGGCCCAGACCATCACCAAGCAGTCGCAGCCCTGGCCATCCTCGGGATTGGCCCCGAACACGTGAGGAAGGCCGATCCAGCGGTGCCAGCACGCCATCAGCTCACCACCAGCGTCGCCGAACTCGGAAGTGCGCCGACGAGCTTGGTGCTCAGGTAGCGGCGGGGCACCTGGCTACGTACGGCGTCAAGGGGCGAGGTGAGCGTGAGCAGAATCTTTTCGGTGTCCATCTCGTAGCGCGCCACACGCCAGACTTCGCTGCGGATCAGGGTCACGTCGGCGAAGGTCTCGGGATCCAGCGAGACAGTCTTGAGCTCGAGTAGCCACCGACTGGTGACAGCCTCGGTGAAGATGTTCACCGTCAGGGCATCGAGGCCGGCACCCAAGGTGGTCTCCGAGCGGTCGCCGCCCTTGGCGCCGGCGCCGGATGACACGGCGAACGGGGCGAACTGGTATGTCACCCCGCCGTAGATCCGAGGCTGATTCACTGAGAAGTTCTGGTAGGCGTACACCGGTGAGGTGGCCGTGCCGTCCTTCTGCAGGAAGCGGGCGTAGTTGACGAAGGCGAAGGTGCTCATCAGGCCAGGGAAAGCGATGTAACATTAGAAAAGTCAAACATCACTTAGATGCCCCAGTCTTACGAAGGGTCTCGCTATGGTTCTATCGTAATCATGCACAAAGAACCAGGCAAGTATTACTGGCACTATAGATGTGATTGCGGAGTGGTCGGGCGGGTCTATTCTGGGCAGATTGGCAAGCTAAAGAGATGCAAAAAGTGCTACCTAAAAAACATTGGCAATAGCAGAAGAACCCACGGAAAGTGCAAAACACGTATTTATCGAATTTGGCAGAACATGAAAAAGCGCTGTTTGGCTAAAGAGCACTCAGACTATGCCTACTACGGGGGTAGAGGTATTACTGTGTGCGATAAATGGATGCGCTTTGAAGGATTTTACGCAGATGTTGGTGAGCCCCCATCAAGTAGGCATCAATTAGACCGAGTAGATAATGACGGCAACTACGAGCCGTGCAATGTGAGATGGGTTTCACGTAGTCAGAACTGTAGAAACCGTAGATCCAACAGGCTTATAGAGTGGAACGGCGAAGTAAAAACAGTTGCCGAATGGAGTGAAGTCTTGGGCATTAGTCAGGGGGCTTTGCGCCAACGTCTTCATAGGGGATGGTCTATACAGCGAGCTTTTACGAAAGGTGTTAAATCCCAACCTGCTTACGAGTCTTAACGCTGTTTTGAAGAGCACTTAGAGCCAAAGCCCTTCCACGCTCTGCTGCTTCAGCCATTCCTTTGCGGTGCTGTTCGGCACTTACGTACTCGACACCGTTGATCACCTGCGACTCGAAGCGCACATCGAGGGGCTTCGGATTGTTGATTGCAGCGACGGTTTCGCGCTCGGAGCGTTCTGCCACCAGGCGCTCGGTCGACTTGGTGAAGGGGATCGCCGTGTTGTTGATCGTGGAGAAGGCGTTCGAGACCGAGGAGCCGCCCTGTTGGAAGGGCACGGTCATGCCGGAGCTGCCGGCCTCGGTGCTGATTCCGCTTCCGCCGGTGAAGGCGATTTTGTCGTTGGGGATGACGGTGCCGCTGGCGCCCGGGATGATCAGCTCGGGGCCGAGTTCACCCACGACGTAGGGGCGGTTGGCGCTGACCGGGCCGCCAGCGGCGCGTTTCCCGAGGGCGGCGAAGCCACCGACGATGCTGCCGAGGCCGCCGAGGATGCCGGCGATGCTCATCAAGGTGCCGTAGGTGCCGCTCTCGGCGTCCTGCATGGCTTGGATGGCACCGGTGATGGCCAGGGCGCCGGTGGCAACGCCGGTCATGGCGCCGAGGAACTTGCCGAAGCCTTGCTTGCCGGTGTCGGCGGCATCCTCGGTCTGCTTTCCGGTGGTTTCGGCTACGGTGCCTAGATGAGTCAGCGACTCTCCAATCCCCTTGAAGGACTGCTCAAGGGAGGCTTCAAGGGAAGCCTGACCTTCTGTGGCGAGCAGCTGCTCAAGGGACAAAGTGCTGATCGGTGCAGGGGCTACGACAGGTAGGGAGCGAGGCGCTGGGTTATCGCCAACACGATCGCCGATGCGGATGCCGTAAGGGATGCCTGAGGTATTGGCACCGAGGTCGGGACCACCGATGCCTGCACTAAGACTAGAGCTGAAGTTGTTGACTGCTGCGTCAAAGTTTGTGACTGCAGTATCGAACTTGATTCCTGTGTTTGCAAATTCCCGATTGACCCTGTCTTGGGCGGATTCCACTCCGAAGAGCTTGCGCATGCGCTCGAACACTTGCTCTTGCATTGGTGCCATTGCGATGTCAAGGAATTGCTGCAAGAATCCTTGGCTTATTGTTTGTGTGAAGTTGCTCATTGCTTCACGGAAATCAGTGGTACCACTGAACAAGCTCTCCAGCAAACCCCGGCTAGCAGTTGCGTAAGCTTCAGTGGCAGCGACCGCCATGCCCAGTCTTTGCTCGAAATTCTCCATTGCTCGGTTCAATGGATCGAGCTGCTCATTAGTGCGACGATAGCTTTCAGCTAACTGCGCGGCTTTTTCTTGCAGCTCGGGAACTAAGTTCGGATTAGCTAGACGCTGCTCAGGCGTGAGTCGATTAAGTTGCGAGGCCAGATACCCTTGCGCTGCCAAATCGGAACGCCGGTTTGCGTTCTCAAGGGAGTAACCAGGCCGGATCAGGGCCTGCTGAGCCTGGTTGAAACGCTCGAGCAGACCCTGAATCCCGGGCCGGATATCGGTAGCTTGCTGAATGAGCTTCGTAAAGTCATTCTTCAGCGTCTCAAGAAGAAGCTGAGATTGGCGCTGAGTTAGGTCAGCAGCATTACGTAGAGCTCCGATGATGCCGGTGTTTTTGGCTGGATCACCGAGGATCGACTTAATTGCTTTGGCAAGAATCGAGCCATTAAGCAGCCGATCAATCTCTTTTCGAGCACTTTGTAGGTCAATCGTGCCAACTGCCGCACCTTTTAGGATGTCAGCTATGCCCTGCTTGTTAGACGCAATGACATCGGGTGATACACCTTTAAGTAGCGAGCTTTTCGCTAGTTGGTCGTACACCTGGGTCAGGAAGACATCAACCGCTGTCTTGATAGGAATCAGGCTTTGCAGCGCTGAAGGATCTGTTAAACCTTGAGCAATGGACTTACTAAGCGCTTCTGTGTCGTTCTGCAGCTGCAGGATTTCTTTGTCGAGACGGCCGACCTCGGAGGCAGCGACTCCCCAGTTCGCGGGATCGCCTAAGCGCTCGAGGAACTGAGCAAGGTTCTGGTTGTCACGAATCGCGCTTGTTCGTTCAACGAGCTCTCGCGCCATGGCGAAGTTGCTCTCCAGGCTGGCGCGCATGCGCGCTGTATTTCCACCGATGTCAACAAAGGAACTGAGCTCCTCCATCTTCGGAGGTGCTACAGGCGCGGTTCGCTTGAATCGCCCGGTGCCGAGCTCTTGTGCAGCCAGTTGGAGAGCGAAACTGCCTCCTTGGGACTGGCCCATGAAAGCCTTTGCTCTCAGATTCAGCGCGTTCTCAAATTCACCTGCAGGCATTGTGAAGGCGCCCGCGTAGTTCTCTTTTAGAGCAGCGATTACCTGTTGCGCAGGTGTAGCACTGCTCAGACCGAGGTTCCGTCCAGCTCCTGTCTTAAGAAGGGCAAGAGCACGCTCGGCGCTGACTCCTTGCTGCGCTGCTGCGTTGAGGAAATTCCTGCGATCCTCGTCGGTTACAACAAAGTCCTCGCCCTGGATGGCGGCGGCCTGAAGGGCGTAGCGCAGGGCTTCTTTTGAAGCACGGATACGCTGTGCTGCTTCGTAATCGACGATCTTCTTATTCATCTGCCCCATCTTTTCACGGAGCTTCAGAGTCTGCTCTTCTAAGCGATACTTATAGTCACTGAGCTGCTTTTCGATCTCGTTGCGCTTGAGTACTAGATCTGTTTGCTGACGTTGACTTTCGACCTGGGCATCGAATAGAGCTGTCTCGTACTCGTCGAAGATCTGCTTGAGGTTGGCGCCAACATCACTGAGACCTCGATTTTCGATCCTCTGACGCTCTTCGAGCTGAGCGCGCTGCTCTTGAGCCATGGCATCGCGCATCTGCTGCTCGAGTTGCAGAGCTTTCTGCCTCTCACCCCACTCGAAGTCGGTAATTTCTTTGGTGAGTTGTTTGCGGATATCTTTCAGTTCTTTCTCAAGTGCGCGACGTTCTTTGGCTAGGATTTGAACTTCGTCTTTCGCCTTATCGTTTGCATTGAGCTGCTCTTGGAAGCGCGCAAGCCGATTTAACTCTTCCCTTGTCTTCGCGATTTGTTCTCTGCGAGTACGCAGTAAAGCTTCTATGAATGTTTCTTGTCTGCCACTCTCCAGCATCTGTGGCGTTATATCCATATTCTTCATTAAGTTCATTGATGCAGCGATTGCCCGCAGCGCGCCTTGCCAGCCTTGAGCCTGTTTAATGTCAAAAGCTGCATTGATAGCGCTATCAAGTTCGCCTATCTTTTTGGTGAGTTGATCAACTCTGCTATTTAATATCTGCTGTTCAAAAGCCTTGGCGGCTTTTGTGGCTGCTGTTGCATTCTCTCCGACCTCGGCGTAAACCGTGCTCAGGCGCTTAACCGCTAGTTCAGCGCGGGTTTGATCCGCGATTTCTTGCTGAGCTCGTTGGAATCTCTGGAAGAGGTCAAAAGCAACTGTAATAGCTACTTGAAGAGCTACTAGCTGCAACGAGAAGCTTACAAAGCTTTTGATCATATCTTTAATCTTTGCTCCTACAGTTGCTCCCGCTTGTCCAAGGTTGTCTCTCACGCTTGTATTGAAATCTGCGATGCTTTGACGTACCTGTTGCGTTTTAAGCTGCAGCTTGTCAAGAGCATCAGCAGTTTTCAGGCCAAATTCAGCGACGCGGAGCTGTGCCTTCTGGAAAGCGGCATCTACGCCAAGCAATGCTTGACCGATCTGGCTGATGAAAACAGCGACCTGGCCGAACTTTGGCCCTGCTTGCTGCACGAGCTCGGCGACTTGGATGAGGAAAACACCCAGCTGCACTACCGCTGCACGTAAACCAACGATCAGCGCGGTTATACCTGTAGTGACAGCTATAACAAGAGTTCTCCCTAAATTCGCGACTAGAGTCGATACACTAGCGATGGCAGTTGAAAAGCCAGTTAAGATAATGTCAATTACGCCCGCCAGCTGTACTTTGAGCCAGTTAAAGCCCTGACCCAACTTTTGCACTGTGTCAAAAACGCTTGGGATTACGTTGCGCAGAACAAACAGTGTCTTCGCGAGAGGAAGAACACCCACGCGATTAAGAACATCAAACTGTGCACCAAGCTGATTCAAGTACTGTGCTATCGGGTTCTTTAGGATTTCGCCGTAGATATTGAGGAGAGTGGTAAACGCTGGTATGACAGTCTTGTTTAATACTTCACCGATACCTATCAATGCACTTAGGTAAATCTTGAACTGTGCAAACTTAAACGCAGCAAAGCCCTTGGCGAGATTTGCCAATCCACTTGCGATTTGCGCAACGGCTTTGACCGCTTGGTCCGCAAGCATGGCGATCTGAGGTCGGAGCCGGTCGACCGCGCTCTGGATCTGCAAGAACATCTGGATGGCGACCTGCTCGCCCTGCTGACCCATCCCGATCTGACGCCGCTGGTTGAAGCCAGCCAGCGTGGGCGCAGCAGCGGCAGCTCCCACAACGCCCCGCGCGACAGCGCCAAATGCTTTACCGAGAGCGTCTGCAATGCCAAAAGAACTCTTGAATATCAGTTGCAGTCGCTCATACAAGATGGTTAAGCCATCCAGAAGAGGATCAAGCAGTCCTTTACCGAATGCACGCTTGAGCTCGTCCTGGAATTCAACGATGTTGCTCGTAATGCCAGCGAAGCCCTTTGCGGCCATCGCCTGGCCCGCCGTGAAGGCAGCCAAACGACGCTGGAGGAAGGCCACCAGACCCTCAGCTGAGTTCTTGGCCTTGGTCACCTCCTCATTGGTGAGGCCTAGCGAGCGGGCCAGAATCGAGTTCTGGTCAATCGTCCCTGTGAGGATCGATCGGATCTCTTGGGTGGCGTACATCGGGTCAGACAACCCGAGCGTCCCGAGAGCGGCACTGAAAGTGATTGCGAGGTCTTCCGCATCTTTGAGGCCGCCCCCGATGTTGCCAATCTGCGAAGCAACGACACCGAAGACTTGAACGATCGCTTCAGAAGTCGTACCTGCGATCTCGAGGGAGCGCTGTCTGATGCTGTCGATCGTGTCGTTAATTGGCTTGTTGAGCTTTAAGATCGCTTCGTAGGGCTCCGTGATGCGCTTGCCATTAACGGCAACATCTGCGGTTGATACAAGGGTGGTCTTGGTACGAAGCAGTGCTTCTTGTAACTGGATCTCCCTACCGATGGTGTCGGTAAAGAATGCGCCGAATGCACTTTTTAGAATGTTTACGGACTGTGTTACGCCAAATACGGTATAGCCTAGATTCGCAGTGGCTTTTGCGAGGTTGTCGACGCCGCTGACAGAAGCACTGATCGATGTGCCTAGTAGATTGCCGGGAGTAGCACCCGCAATCAACTTGTAAGCTTTGACAACCTTTTCGCCTGTTTTAGAAGCAATATCTCCTAGGTCTTCAATGTCCTGAATTCGCCCGCCAATGACGGGCATCTGACGAGCGATTTTGTAGGTAGTATTAAGGGCTGTACCTAATTGCTTAACGCCAGCGATAGTTTCATTGATACTAGGTATGCTTATATTGATCTTTCTGTCTTGGCTTACACTGCTAAGACGTCTATCTAGTTTATTGACCTTGTCGTCCGCTTCTTTAGTTTCAGCAACAATGCGGATCGTATAGTCGGCCACCTTGCCCTGCGCTCATGCGGTATCCGTATGTTAAGACCGGCGCTCCGCGGGAGTCATCAGAGCTGTGAACACATGGATAGGAATTCGCTGAGACTTCACCAAGTTACGTAGTACGTACTTGGTAACTTCATCTGGACCCTCTGCAGCCTCTGAATCTGGCTTCCAATCAGGGAAGGGTAAAAAGTCCTTGACTTGTAGTTTAGGTGCCGGACCTTTTGACCCAGAAAAGCCGTGAGCTATCTGTATTAACGTTGTCGTTAATCTTGCTGTGGCGAGCGCTTGAAGATTAGCCTGCTCTTGTTCGTGGTCAAGAGCACGCTTTATTGCCCAGCGCACGACAGCTACAGGCGTGCGGACAAACCGCTCTCGGGGGAAGTCGTCCTTGAGCGGCGATGCCCGCAGCTTGAAATAGATATCGTCCCAATCAGTTAGAGGAGTTGTTAGGACTTTTTCGCATTCACTCAGGATTTCTTCCGGGGAGGGCTGAACACTTGCTCCTCCTCGTCCTCGTTTTTTGCTTCATTCTCCTTCGGCCAACCATCCCGCTCCCATAGCACGAGCTCGAAAATCTGATCCATCAGCTTCGTGGGCATGTTCTCAGTGTCTCCTTGCTCCCAGTCCTTGAGTTGAATCCACTTGTCGCCATCAAGCTTCGATTCGCCTCGGTACTGCATAAACAGTGTCACGAATTCAACCCGTTGCTGGACAGCACTGATGCTATCAACTTGAAGGTCGTCCAATTCTGCTGCGTATTCGTACACGAGGTCTGTCTCCTCGCTGCCTACCTTGCCTAGCAGGTCAACAGCTTCTTTGGTGCTAATGCCTTTGTCTTTAGCGATACGTTGTGCAAGCTTGATTGACTTAAAGGTAGAGCGGGACTGTTTCTTGGAGAACTCCTCGATTCCCTTGGCTTCACCCGGAACTAGGTCATGGTAAACAGGGAAGCGGAACGGTCCAATTTCGCAATAGGTGGTCGGCTTAAAAAGCAGTGCGCTGTACTTGCTCATTGCGGATTGGGAGAGTCACCTGCCACGCGCGATGAGGCGTTGGCTGGTTGACGAGCTCGGTGGGAATTTCAACCTCCAGACTAGCGTCGCCATACGCCAAGCGTATAAGATGGCTTTGGACGAGGGGTTCCAGATACAGGGCGCCGCAGTGAATTGTGGTGCCCTCTATCCGGCAATTCACCGCAAAAACAGTGTTAATTGGATCAATCAAAATGTCGTGTTGCATTGCTACTAAAAAAGCCCCTCGAAAGGGGCTTGGATTGCTGAACCGCTCTCGGTAGCTTAGGCGGTCTTGAAGGTGGTGCTCAGACCCTGGATCGGGCGCTTCAGGCCGCTGGCCGATGCAGTGCCGTTGGCGTCCACCGACTGGGTCAGGGCGCCGTCGGCCACCACCAGGCGGTAGATGGTGCCGGCAGCGAGGTTCGCATCGGGGTTGATGGTCACCACGTTGCTGGCCAGGCTCACCGTCGCGGGCACCAGAGCACCGGAGGACGCGACCTCGAGGCGGAAGCCGGAGCCGTCGGTTTGACCCAGAGCAAGTTGGGTCAGAGCTGTGGTGCCGTTGCTGGTGTAGGTGACGGTGATGTTGGCGCCCACGGCATGGCTGTCGGCATTGTCCACCGGGCTCACAGCAGCCTGACGGGTACCAGCCACAAGGAAGAGCAGCGAAGACTGAACGCCACCAGTGCTGATGGCGGTTGCGCCAGCGTCGTAGCGGCCGAACACAGGACGTGCTCGGGACATCAGGTCGAACGAGATCTCGGTCAGACCCTCAGCAGTGAGGTTCTCCGAGTAGTTCTGGATCACCGCGTTGAAACCGGTGAAGTCGTAGATGTAGTTGCCGCTGGTGCCGTCAGCCTGGCCCAGCTCCTTCAGGAACTCGATGTAGATCTCGTAGTTCTTGTTGTAACGGGCTTTCTGGATCAGCTCGAAGCCTTCGTTGTAGCCGCCGCGGAACACAGGGCAGTCCTGGCCGGCGGGGACTTCGGTGTCCTTCAGGAAGTAGGCGGTCACCGAGGCCTGCACAGAGGATCCGGTGATCACGCTGTCCATCCAACCGTCATCACCCAGGAGACGGAACTCCTGGTTGTTGTCGTTGATCTGGAAGCTGGTGTTGGTGATGCCTTGCAGCTCGACGTAGCTCGAGCCGGCGTCCAGGGTCGGCAGGGTGATCAGACCGGCGCTGGAGCGCGTAGCGAAATAGCGGCAGGGAGGGGTCAGATCCACGGCGCGGACGATGGTCCGGTGAGCCTTGTGGAACGACAACCCGATGGCGTAGTCGGCCATGGTGGTGACTCCTTAGGGGATCGGGGGGTTCAGAACGGCTCCGCGGATGCGGGCCGTGAGGGCCTCGAAGGTGACCTCGGTCCGGGCCATGTACGTGACTTGGTCCCGTGGGAAGGTGCGGGCCAGGCGGCGGCTGATGTCCAGCAGCGAGACCGGCATGCGCGTGCCTTCCTTGGTGCCGTAGTTCGTGAAGCGCACGTTCCAGGTCTCGAAGGACAGGACGGTGCCCACAGAACCGGGGCTGGTGATCTCAGGAACGTCCTCGATGACGCACTCGATGCCGGTGATCGTCCAGTTGGACGGCACCATCGAGGCGCCAGTGACGTAGACCGCAGGAACGCGGCTGCCATCGGGGAGGCCGTAGTACCCAGGCCAGGCGGTGTAGGCCTTGAGTGTTGTTCCGTCGCTCTCGTAGAGATCGAGGATGTGGAGCTCAAGGCTGCGCCGGAGCGCCGTAACCGGTGGGCAGTGGGTCGAGATCGTCATTGCTGGGCCTCCAGTGCGGAGCGCAGCAGCTGGCCGAACTTGGCCGGGGCCTCCTCAAGAGGGGCCTTGGTCCAAGGGCGACCGGGGAAGCGGAGGCCGGTGGTGGCGACTCCGCCCTCGTGGACTTGCCCGGCGTATTCGACCGGCCAGGTGAACGTGATCGAGCCGTCGGCATTGACGACCCGGGTCTGGCTGGCGCGAAGACGTCCGGTGTCCACGATGTCCCGCACCTGGGGTGGTGTGGGATAAGGCCACTTCACAGACGAGATTTCCTCGGTGAAGCGGGCATCAAGCCAGGTTCCGAGTTGCCGCATGGCCTGGGCCTTGGCGGTCTCGAGTGCTTGATTCAGTTGGCGCTCAGGGCGGGCCATTACGACGCACCTCCGATCACGCGGAATGTGCCCTCGATCGTCTGGCGCAGATCACCGCGGTGATAAGCGTCCATCCCCAGATCGAAGACCAGCTCGAAGCGACCTCGGTAACCGTTGATCACCGCTTCGGCCTGAGAGCCGTTGGTGATCCGCGGATCGAGCGTCGCCGGGCTAAGCAGGCGGCCCCGGCAGATGTACGTGGTGTTGTCGGTGCCGGCCTCAGCTTTCCAGGTCGGGGCCTGGAGCGAGAGAGCGGCGAGATACTCCACCACCTCAGTGGCCTGGATCGCGTTGCCTGTGGCGGGATCTGTGGTGGCAAACCCCGTTCCGAGTTCGAACGCCAGTTCGGCGTTGCCCCAGGGGGCGTAGGACGCGATGGTGGTTGCCGAGATCGCCATGGCTACAAGGCGAAACCGCTGAGGGACAGGCTGTCGAGCAGCCGCTTGTACTCCTGGCCGTAGAGCGTGGCCTCGAGGCCGGATCCAGCAGGAGCGCCGGATTTGGCCTCGATTTGCATGCCGATCTGCATGGTCCGAATGGCCAGCAGATGGGCGGCGAGGGTGCTGACGGCATCGGTGTGAACCGCGCCGAACACCGTCTCGCTGGCAGATCGCCCGGCTTCAGCCAGCGCTCCTTGGACCACCGAGGACGATTGCTCGCCGAACTCGGGGAAGCGGAGGAGAAATGCGCTGGCCGAGGGGACCGCCATCAGCCGTTACCCTCTGTGATGGCCTGGGTCCGCTTGGCGATGGCGTTGCGGACCTTGATCCGCTGCTCCTTGGCTGACCACTTGTTGAGCTGCTCGAGATCGAAGGAGGCTTCGACGAGCTCGAGGGCTTGGCTGATGGGCAGATCGGCGATGGTGTTGGCCACCACCTTTGCTGCCACTTCTTCACTGGTGCTTTCCTCTTCGGCATCGATGCGCAGGGCACCGAGCTTGAGGAGGTTCTTCACCACGTCGTAGTCCTTGATCTTGTCCCACACGGCCTCGGGGAAGTTCCGTGTGACGCCGGAGTTGACTTGGATGTGGTCGGTAAGACCGCCGCCGTCAACGAACGAGAAACCGATGGTGCACTCCTTATCCATCGGGGGGTTTTCAAGTTCAGGGCGATAAACGAGGATCATGATGAAGACGTGGTGAAGGTTTGACCAGTTCTGAATAGGTCAGGCTTTCTCAAGAACGAGAGCGCTCTTGGGGTAGTACAGCGAGAGGCCGCCGATGCGAGCGTGAGCCGCAACGGTGAACTCCAGCGCCTGACGCAGCGGAGGCAGAAACTCCAGGGGCTGCGGGATGTGCAGTTGCAGCTTGTCGGGGCTGCGGTCGTACACCACGATCCGGTCCTTGGACAGGGAACCACCCGACTTACCGGCCTCGAGCTCGTTGATCGGCTCGATCGCTTGGATCATCGGGTTGGTGCGCAGGAAGAACTCCATCACCGTGGTGTCGGAGGTGGTGCTGCGCGGGGTGGTGGAGATGATGCGGTACACGTTGTAGGGCACCAGCATCGTGTTGGGCATCTCCTTCATGTTGCTGTTCTGCACGAGGCGGGTGGGTGCCTCGTTGAGCAGGGCCAGCATCTCGTCGGTGGTCACACCGGCGGTGTCGAACCACTTGTCGGGGACAAGCTTGTCGACCTGGTCGTTGTTGAAGAAGCCCTTCATGCCGGAGGGGGTATCGCCGAAGTAGGCGATCTCCTGCACTTTCTCCTCGTAGGCGCGGCGCACAGCATTGGCGCGGCGCTGCTCCAGGTTCATGCCGGGCACCATGGCGGCGGCACGGGTCTCCTGGATGGTGTAGGCGAACGAGGCGCCGAGGGAGCGGACCGGGTGGGTCACTTCCTTGCGGAGCACGTCAGCGCGGGGCAGATCCTGCGCTTTGTCGCCGATCACCTTCATCGAGCCTTGCTTGTCGAAGACTCGGTAGGTGTAGGAATCGGCGCCGTTGCCCACTTCAGAAGAAATGGGGATGAGGGAGGAGTACTTGATGTCGGCGTACTCAACCTCGAAGGTGCGAGCCAGGATTGTCTCCAGCTCGCGAGCGAGAAAGACGCCGACCTCGTCGTTACGGATTTCGGTGGTCATGGGAGGAAGCTCCGTGATCAGGTGTCGGCGGAGTAGGTCATGCCGGGGATGTCAATCTCCAGCAGGGCCAGGCCGGCGGCCGAGGTTTCGGACAGCCAACGGGCGCCGGTGACGGCGATGGTGTTGGATGCCACTGCGGTCTTGCCGAAGCGACCGAGGAATGCACCGGCGGTGGTGCCGGAGTAATCCGCCTTGTAGAAGCGGACGGCATCACCGAGGGCGATGGCTTCGACGCTGTACACCCAGATGACGCCCTTGGAGACCACGTTGATGGTCTCTTTGTCGGGGTAGCCCACGCGGCCGTCGGAGTAGACGGGGGTGGGGTTGGGGGTGTAGCTGGAGCCGCCGCTCACGCCCTCGAGCACCAGGGAGCTGACGGCCATGCCCTGGATGTTGGTCACGCCAGTGGCGATCTCAACGGCAAGAGCGTCGTTGCTGGTGGGGCTGTTGTCGGTGGCGACCAGGACGCCATAAGGGATGGCGGCGCCGGATTGGTTGCGGTACGAACGGCAGACATAGGCCTGCAGGTCGGCCAGCATGCCCTCGTGGCCGGCAACCTCGCGCAGCGGGTAGCTGCCCTGGGCACCGGTCGGGTTGGCGACGGTGGTAGCGGTGAAAGTGACTGCCATGGAAGGAACTCCTTACTTGGTGGCGGTGAGGGGACGCTTCCAGGCTTCCGCCTGCTTGCTCCGGTAGGTCTCCGCCGGGGAAGCAGTACCGCGACCAGCACCTTTCAGTGCGTCGCGGAGGGAAGTGGTGCTGTCGGCGCGGTCCTCCTTGGTTTCGGGCTCATCGCCCTCCTCCTCCTCCTCGGATTCGTCCTCGTCCTCCTCGGTGTCAGCGCGGGCGGCCAGGATGCCGTCCACCACGCCTTGGATGTAGGAGGGCTCAGCGTCCTCGCGAGGGGCAGAACCGGTCAGGTTTTCGAAGGCCTGGACATAGAGGTCTTCGTTGTCCACGCCGTCGAACTTGAAGTCCTCGGCGAAGGCAGGTGCCAGCTTCTGCAGCGTGGCGAGACGAGCGGCGACGAGCTGGTCGAGCTCGGCGGTGTCAATGCGGTCGGAAGAGGAGCCGTTCTCGAGCTCGGTGACACGCTCTTCGAGGGCGTCAGCACGACCTTCGGCTGCTTCCTTTTCGTAGGCCAGGTTGTCGATCTCTTCCTGCTGAGCGTCAAGCTTGGTGGCAAGCTCGTCGCGCTCAGCAGTTACAGACTTGAGCTGGCGCTCCACGTCCCGTGCGAAGGACTGGACCGCGCTAGCTGCTTCTGCGGGCAGATCGATCTCCAGGCCGTCGAGTTTGACGGTAGCCATTACGGGAGATGCAGGTGTACAGGGCTGGAGCGCCGGATCAAAGGAGACGGCATCAGCCGCATCCATGCGATCCATGAGCAGGCGAACCTCCGGGCCAGCCCGGCCGCGGGGGACGATCGCGATGTGATTCACCCGGATGTTGCGCTGAACGCCCTCGTAGGACTCGCCCTCGGGGGTGATACCAGGAGTGGGGTCGAAATCGACCTTGTACCCGGCAGAGACTTCAGTGGCGTCTTTGCGTTTGATCTTCTCGATGGCGTCTTGGTCAGTAACGACCAGGGCGACTTCAACAAAACCGTCGTTGTACCGGACCTGGCTACCGGAGTAGCCGACCTGGAACTGCTTGGTGTTGGCTGAATCGAGAAGAACAGGTGGGTGACCCCACGTTGCGGGCTTCATGCCGAACGTGGATAGCGATTCCGGGGAGCTCACCTCTTCAGGTGGACGATATTCCCGGACCTGGGAGCCATCCGCACGCTTGTAGAGCTGTGTGCCCGTGCGCGCCGCACGACACCAGACGCGGAGATAACCCTCGTCGGTGGTTTCGCTGCCCGTAATGGGCGCGAAATCGTAGCGAGAAACGGATGTTTCCATGCCGACAGCTTAAGGCGTTTGGTTGCAAGCGATAGGCTGATTCGGATAGCGTATGGCCGAACGTGGCGATCTATCGGCAGCTTGCACTTTGCGAGCGTATTAGGCAACTAAGAATAAAGACTGGATACACTCAGTCTCAGGTAGCTGAAAAGCTTGCTATCAGTCAAGCGGCCTACTGTAGGCTTGAAAAAGGAGAGATTGAGTTCGCAGTATCAAAGCTGTTTGAGTTGGCAGATTTGTATGGGTTTCCGGCCTCGTTGTTGATCGAGGGGCTCTAGGCGTTCAAGACCTCGGTGTGCCAAACGACGGCGCCTTCGGAAATGAGGCGTTTTCGGATGGCTTGGGTTTCGTGGACGGGGCAAAACAGCGTTTGCGCCCCGGCGTTGTTCCAGAACCAGATGCGGGTGTAGGCGTGCTCAGGGGTGCGGGCGGGCTTCATGCGACCTACGGGGCGAAGCCTTCAGCCCAGATCGAGTCGCGCTTCAGACGGGGTTGCTCGCCATGGCCGTTGCGAGCGCGGTTGGTGGAGGGATCTTCGAGGACGGTTTTTCCGGCCTCGGTGTGGGAAACGTCAGGGCCGCCTTTGCCGTCGATGCCACGTCTGCGGCGCTCGCGGTTGAGTTCAGCGCGGCGCTTGCGTTCCGAGGGGCGTCGGTTGATCTCCGCTTGGGCGCGTTGGCGCTTGGCCCGGGCCTCGGGATGGGAGCGGTAGTAGGCGGCGGTGGAGGTCATGGGTCAGTCTTCCCACTCGTTGACAGTGAATGGGCGCTGTCCACGTCGGGTCGTGAGCGGGCGAGGCAGTGCAGTACCGAAGGGCTGTTGACGTTCGCGAGCAAGACGCGCATCGCGCTCGGGTTTGAGGGCGAGGAAGAGACGTGCGGGTTTGACACCTAGGCGGCGGGCTTCGCTCTTAATTGCAGTGGGGCGAAACTTGAGATCACGTTCAAACGCTGCACGGTCTGTTGAGCCTCGTTGAGCGGTCAAAATCCGCCGCGTAAGCCCTGGAATTCGAGGTTGATCCAGACTGCGAACAAACCGTGAACGGGGCATGCGCCCCTCAGTCCAGAGCAGGTCGGCCTCGAGCGCGTCGTGGTACCGGTTGACCGCTACCTCGAATTTTTCCCAAGAACGACTGTAGTCACGAGCTTGTGTTTCGATATTATCAAGCACACCTTTGAAGCGGTTATCTGTGAAGTCTCTTGCGTCTGCCTCGCTATACCCGACCATTGAAGGCAATCTACGTAGATCACTTAGTAAGTTTTCGACACCATCTCGGGAATGCACTGGGTGCCTGTAATCATCGATATCAGTAGAGTAACCAAAGTCAATAATGGCAACTTTGCGGCTACGCGGCTGCACCATGATGTTGCCGCTATGAATATCGCCATGTGCGAGACCCTCGGTGTGTAGTTTGCGGAACTCGCGGAGCATTTTGACTTTGACAATCGAAGGGGCGCTAGCTGCAGTGCCATAGGCGTCTGGGTGCACAGAGTCCAGGGTCTTGTAGCCCCTCATGTGAGAAAGGATCAGCGTCTGCGACCGCACGTCACCGTATTCGTCTGTGACAGCGTTCATGCCTAATGGTTGTGGGACGTTGACCCCTTTGCCGTGTGCTTTATCCAGGCGGTCATATTCCCAGCTGACGTCGTCATCGTCTCCGTTGCGGAATAGCTTGACGCCGTACTTCTCAGATGGATGGACGAAGTAGGTGCCGAATGCACCTTCCCCGGCTTGGCAACGCGGGTTGGGGATCGCCGCGTCAAACTTCGCCGGGGCTGTCAGCTTTCCCAGGCCATTGCCGCACTCCATGGCGCGACGACGCGCGTTGATCTTTTCCTGTACGTCCCACTTCTGCCCACCGGCGACGGCCTCATCGGCGATTTTCCGAGCCTGCTCAGGTGTGAGCTTTTGATTATTTCGGGCGCTATCAGGTCGTGCGCGCCGTTCTCCAACGGTTAGAGGGCGTTGCTTGTTGCGTATGTGTTTAGCCAAATAGGCACCTCCTGTTAGTACGCCTGCGGCAAGAGCCACTTTAGCTGCGGTTTGGAGGTTTGAGTTGGTAGAGGAACCCGCTTTTTTACTGCATTTATGGTTCTTGGGAATAAACGACTCACCGCACGGCTTTCCCTTCCCGCCCTCGGGGGCGTCGATCCTTACCAGGCCGAGGACTTTCCCGGCGTCAGTCCGTCGCGGCGGCTCGTTTTGCCCGAGCACTTCCACTTCGCCCTGGAGAGGCAAAGCGGAGTGTTGCGGTCCTTACCACCGCAGTCCTTGCCGTGGGACTTCATGTCACCGAAGCTACGAGCGCAGTACCGGTCGCCTTTGTCGGTGCCGGGTGCGATCTTGTAGCCCTTGGCGCCGTAGCGCACCTTGTTCTTGCGGCCGGTCTTGGGGTTGGTGACGGTCTTGCTGTACTTCTTGCCGTCCTCGGTGTCGCGGCGGGTGGGGGGTTGGAGCTGGACCGGGGCGTAGTGCTGGATGAAGTTGTCGGTGCGGCCGAAGCCGCGGGCCTTGCGGCGGCGCGGTTGACCGGTTCGGGGATCGATCGGGATGGCCTCGCGCTGCGGGGTGAGATCGCCAGCGGTCAGCTTGGGCTGGGTTCCCTGGGGTAGGCGGCGTTGATCAGGGGCGCGGTAACCGGGCTCGAACCGACGGCGGGCGGCCTCGGTGCGGAGGCGCAGCTCGCGCAGGGTCGTTTTCGCAGCCATGCCGGTGGCTTCACCGGCGGCGGCCATCGTGTTACCGATTTGCCCAAGGCGCCGAACTTCTTCCCGGGCGGTCTGGGCGATACGGCCCTCGGCGTTTTTCACAGCAGCTGCGGTGTTGGCCCGCATGCGCTGCGTTTTGGACTGACGCGGAGGTGCTGCCTTGAGCAGGGCGCGAGGTGACGATCCGGGAAGACGCGGTGCAGGCGAAGGACCCCGGAAGCCAGGCACCGAGCTCGAGGGGCGAGCGGTTCCTGAGCGACCCCGCTTGCTCAGCGCAGCGGCACCGAGAGCGAGGGCACCGGCGGTCAAACCAATACCAGTAGCGATGGCGACTTTGGTGGCAGGGCCTTTTGTACATTTTTCGCCCTCGGAGATAGCTCCTTTGCCGCACTTGAGGTCGAGGCGTAACGCACTCGGGGTCAGTGTCATAGCCCTAGTGCCTCCCAGTCGATGTCGAAACCATCGGCGTAGACGGAGTCGAGCTTGCCGCGTCGGCGCATAATCTCCTGGTATGCGGCGTTGATCTGCTGAGCCTTGCGAGGATCGCCGCCAGCGTCAGGGTGATTCTGGCGCATCAGCTGGAGCCACTTCTTCTTGATGTCGGCATCTGAGGCGGTCTCGGGTATATCGAGGTCTTTGAAAGGATTCTCGACGGCCTTGTTAGCCCCAACGTTGCGGCTGCCCTGACTGCCAGAAGCTGCGTTCTGCTTTGCACGTTGCTGTGCCTGCTCACGAGCTGCGTTCCACTGGCGTTTGTAGTTCTCGGCACCCATGACCCACTCAGCCTCTTTGGAGACCAGTTGGGTACGAGCACGGCGAGCTCCAATGAAGTTCCCCGCACCTAAATACATCAAAGTGCCGCCAGCCATAATGGCTCCGGCCTGCCTTTTCTTGGGTTCTTTGGCGTACTCGTTGGCTATTACACCGGCGCCTGCGATACCTAAGCCGGCGCCGGCAATTTCACCTGCGCGTGCGATACCACTGAGCTCCTGAAATACCTTCTTTCCCTGTGCAATTCCTTCATCTGGAGTCGCGCCTTTGCCCAGAGGTCTTGAAGCAATACGCTTTGCTGAACTATATTTTGCAACGCCCAGCGCAAGTCCCCCGAGGGCGGCGGCACCGCCGACACCAAGAGCTACATTGCGAATGGTGTTGTTTTCTTTTGACTTGGCTTTAGTGGCAGGACCTTTGGTACATTTTTCGCCCTGGGAGATGGCGCCTTTGCCGCATTTGAGGTCTTGCCTTACTGCTTTAGGGGATAACGCTGAATCTGTGCGTCTCATAAATTTGTCAAAAGCATCTGGATCTTTAGCTAGCTCTCCTAACTCCTCGAAGGTCATAGCTCTACTTTTAAATGCGTCTTGAAACTTTTTGCTTTTGACTACGTCTCGTATGGCTGCGCGCTTTGCCTTGTCGGCTTGCATTGCATGAGCTACTTCTTGCGGATTTTCTCGTACCCGGCGCTGGGCAGATTCCACGGCACGTTTACCTAAAGATTCAGCCTTGGCTCGGCGTGCTGCGATGGCAGCTGGATCGCGCGGGGGTGGCTTAGGAGGGGTCTTGGGGATATTCGGCACAGTGCGCTCATCCCCACCTCGAGGCTTTCTCCCTCGGCGGCGCAGCGCAATAGCCCCTGCGGCTAAACCCAAGCCAAGAGCGATAGGTGCAACTTTCTCAACAACCTCTTGAGCAGCGCCCTTAGTGCACTTTTCGCCCTTAGAAATTGCGCCTTTGCCGCATTTCAAGTCGTTCCTGACCGTACTCGGAGTAAGGGCCATCGCTCACATCCCCAGTTGGGCGTAGTCGACTTTGAAGCCTTTTGCGTACATGCCGTCTTTGTAGCCGACGCTCTTGCGCCATTTCTTCTCTTTCTTCTCGTTAATCGCGTGTTGTTGAAGATCTGTGTTGCCAAAGGCGCCTACACGACGAGCGGCACCAAAGCCAGCTTGCGGACCGAACACCAGTGTAGAAGCAGCTACAGATGCGACTTTACCTGCGGTACTACCTTTTTCGTTTTTACCGCCTGTCATCCCTGTTGCCAGAGTTTTGCCGATGTTGTAGCCAGAGGTCCACTTAACCGTCTCTAGTGCGCCACGGCCAATACCTTTAGCGACTTGGCCTGCTTGAACAAGTGCGCTTGGACCTTGGGCTTTTTGTGATTTAACAGGGTCTAATTTACCTGTTTTTTGATTAAACGATGAATACTCCATCAGCTTACCCGACTTGGACGTGCGAGCAGCTATTTGTTGAGCGGCACGAATTTTAGGGTCTACCTTTTGCGCTGGACCCTTCGTGCATTTCTCGCCTTGAGAAATGGCGCCCTTGCCACATTTAAGGTCAAGGCGCTCTGCAGCGTCCAGTCGGGCTCGGATGTAAGAGCGGCTACGTCCCTGGATGCCGAGATCGCAGGCAGCGAGGTATTCCTGCGGGGTCAAGGCGTCGTTGCGGTCCATCTTCTTGCCGCAGTTCCCATCGCACTTGCCTTTGCCCTTGCGGCCGCCGCATCCGCAGCCTTCGCCGTCCATGGGCTTCTTGCCGTACATCCCGCCGTCCATCGGCTTCTTGCCGTACATGCCGCCGTCCATGGGGGCCTTGGTCTGCTTGGCCCCCTTTGCGGAGCGCTTGCGGTTGGTCTTGCCTTTTGGCATAGGCATTTCCTGATCGTCCTCGCCCTCGCGGATCTCGTCCGGGCCAGCCTCCATCTCCATTGGCGGGCGCTTTTTCATGGAAGAGGCAGGCATGACTACAAGGCGGGACGCCTACAAGCGATGTGCTCAGGTTACCGCTGTTGTGATACGGGAGTCGGGGCGATCTGCTCAAAAACCGCTGCGCGGTTTAGGGATACACCCGATGCACTCACACGAGCCTGCGCATCTCGGACTTCGTCGCGGTGCCGTTCTCGGGAGGCGGCGTAATCCGGGTCCATATTGGCGACTTCGGCATCCCACGGCGCGAGGTAACAGCGACAGCGCGGGTGCAGAGGAACACGAATATCTTGCCTACGATAAATGTGCCCTGCGCGAGGTACGCATAAAGGGCATGCTCTATCGTCAGCAGTGGCGTAATACATCACAAGCTCAATGCCCTGCGCTGCGTAGTACGTATTGGATGCATCGTTGTACGCACGAAGCGATTCGGTGCGCACGATCGCTTCAGCACGGGATTTCACCACGCTGAGGCGAGAGCGCAGGTCCTGGACCATGGCGTCAGTGGGTCGGCCTTCGGCAACACCTTGGGCGACGGTGAAGGCAGCGGTCTGGGCGAACTTCTCACCGTGTCTGCGTAGGTAGCCCTTGGCTTGGGCAGCAGCGGCGTAGGTCGCTTCGAGAGGGATGGAGACGTCAACGCGAGGCCCTGTCTTCACCTGACTGGTGAGCTCATCAGCGACGGTCAGGCCGTAGCGAGATGACGTGCCCGCGAGGTTGCGCAGGATGCGGTCATAGGCGTCCACCGCGTTGGGGTTGAACACTGGGATCAACATGCGGAACTCCTGGAGCAGGACCAGGTTTCGGCTCACGGGGTCGGCGTAGCCGATCCGCATATGCACCCGAGCGCGGCGAACCAGGCGGTTGAAACTCGCGTCCAGTACGCGATTCAACATAGTGATGGTGCCGTTCTCAGAGGTGCGCAGCAGTGCGTTGTAGCGCTCAAGTAGGTTCATGCGGCTAGTAAACGAGCGCGCTGAAACTGATAGGCAATAGTATATGCATCCCCGCGGTCACTCTTATTAGTTGCTTTAGCTGATGGACTTACTTGCTTTTCTAGGTCTTTACGAATCTGCTTTTGAGCGTTCTTAACACGATTGGCGTTGTAACCACCATACCAAGTTTCAATCATTCTGTCTTCAATCTCAGAGCGGATGCGTGCTTTGGTCGCTTCGCGTTGTGTCGGTGATTTAAGTGCAGCTGTGTATTCTTTCATTTTACTGGCAGCGTTATCCCCGAATAAAGTGTTTAGATCACCTTCCATGGGTTTGTTTTCACTAACTCGCCATACGAGTTCATTGAGAAGCTCGCCGGAGCGCTTCCTATCGACGTTCAGGTAGGACCAGGCTTCTCGCTGTAACTGCTTGTCGTACAGGTAGCTATTGCCCTCAGCTAAGTTTTGCTTCCAATTAGCTCCGTACTCTCGGTTATTTTTATCTATCTTTTCTGTGAGGCCATGCGGGATATTGTCATTGTTAAGTATACGGGTGTTTCCACCGGTGAAAGCCGCTCCTCCTGAAATCTTGTAGAAATCGTCGCCTTTGCTCACCCAAGTGCGCATGTTGTCGTCGCTATGACTGAACATCCCGAATGTGGGGCCTGCTACATTGACTACTTTCACATCGCGATAACCCATATCGTGCAGAATAGCTAGTGTTTCACTTGCTACATTGCCTCCATTACTGTAGGACAAAATGTCTACGGGTTTACCAGTTAAACGGCGTTGAGCTACTACAAAAGCAGCGGCGCGGACAGCGTCAGGATTAAAACCTCGCTCGTCCACGTTTTTCCGTAAGTACTTAAAGCGGTCTTGTATGTCTTTAATACTATGCATAGCTTTAGCTGCTCCTTTGGCTTGCTCCCCTAGCCCTATAGCTGAGCCTAGTTTCTCCGCACTGCGAACAAAGGCTTCACGTTCTCGGACAACTAGATCATCAGGCACAGACGTAGTGGGCTGTGAAATGTTGTTGGCGTAAGGGAGTATGTCTCTGTCTCCCCAAATTTGACTGAATGCCTTGGCTTTAGCCAGCATGTGGCTACCTTGACCACGGTGCGTGAACTTATTGTCGTCTGCGTAGGACAGCATTACGACAGCACCTTTACTATTAGGTGTCTGTCCATACCAAGCTGGTTCAGTATCGTTTGAACTAAATCCACGGTCTTGACCTTTGTCCTTAAAGTTGTAGACAGACGCTTCGAAATCACTGACTTCGTTCGGCTTTTTATTAAGACGTCTAGCAGCTCGCTCGCGGAATTGACGTTCCATCTCCACGGCTAGTTTTTCAGCTTCGATCGCTGACTTGGCAACATTTTTGCGATATGCGGAGATCTTGGCTCGCTTTGTGCCTAATACGGCTATTGCAGCAGCTCCCCCTGTAACGGTCAGCGCTCCTGCGACAACCTTTGCTGTACTTAAATTGGACTTCTGCTCGGGTGCAGTTGCATTTGTATTAGGCTTTGCACTGGTTGTCTTAGTGCACTTATAGTTATCGGGAATCGCAGACTGACCACACCGCTTGTCAACGCGAAATTCATGCAAATCTACAGCGTCGTTACGAATTAAGTCCGCAATTTGCTCAATATGATTATCCCCCATTCTTGTGAACTTCCCTTTTGTTTTCATAGCAAACAGACGCTCATCGGAAGACAACGCTTGCCGAAAACCATATTTCTCGTAGATCGAGCGGCGTTTCTTCCCTTTATTATCGTTAGCATAAGGAATGGCGGTTATGATTGAGTTGTCAGGGATCTGTTCCATCTGAGATTGGAACATTTTCTTCACTGTAGATGCTACACCTCTTGCATTACGTGACGCTGCAGGCGACTTGGCGTCAAATTCACCATCCACCCGAAATTGAGTGGAGTATGCGCGAGCTCCACCAATGCTATCTTGAGGTTTCGTGTTATAGATAATCAAAGTTTCACCAACAGATCCTGTACTCAGTAGAGTTCCGTCCTCCATCTGCCAGTTACTAAAGTTGTCTTTATTGTTAACGGATGTAATCCGCCCACCTTTTGCCTTAAGAGCCAAGTGCGCTGCGCTAACCTTGGCATCTCCTACTAAGCGGCGCACAGGCTCTTGGAAGTTCTTGGGAAGACGACTTATTCCGGTATCTACTTCTGCAGTAGATAGTGTTTTAATAGTACGTTTGCTTAATTCAGCAACTGTCTGCTGAGTCTGAGTGCGCACTACATTGTTCGCTACACGACGACCAGCGCGAGCTCGTACAGCAGTACGACGGTAAAGCTCCCGATTATTCGTGCGCAGAGATCGCCGCGCCTGTAGTGTCCCCTGTCGGGCTGTCCGTGCGATTGTCTTACGATTGCGTACTGCTCCTACAACAGAAGCAACACCCCCTGCAACAGCTGCAATTTTAGCTGCTTTATCTAAAGCCCCACCGCCTGACTTTAGATGGCAAGTTGATGTCGGCGGAATACATAAGTTTCCGCATTTCTGATTGGGAGGAAAGCATGTGAGACCGGGCTGTGCTGCTCCTTTTACACGGTTAGCAGCTTCCTCAGATTGAGGAGGTGTGTTCTTAGTGCATTTTGCTTTTTCGGGAATACCAGACTTGCCGCAACGCTTATCTAGTCGAGCAACTGTCTCTAAGTAAGCTGCAACTCGAGGTGTGAAATGTTGTTCTTCGTCGTCGCGATTGCCATACTGAGCGCGGCGGCGCTCGTACTCGGCTTGAGCTGCTTCTCGGGTGGCGTAACGCGGTGTGCCGTCAGGGTTCTTCTGACGCATCATCGATGCGATGACTTGGGCAGGGGTGCGCCGACGCGCGGGGCGGCCGCCCGCGGGGGCGGGTGTTTGCGGTTGGGGCTTACGTCGTCGAGGACCCGGGCGGATCTCGATCTCCGCAGAAGTGAAACCGTACTCGGTCTTGAGTAGCTGGATCGCTTGTGCGGGGGTCAGTTGTTGCTTACCTGAAAGCTCCCTGGCTGCTTGTACCGCAAGCCGATCGGTAATGGTATAGGGGGACTTGCCTGTGCCTGCTACTTTTGTATGGTAGTAATCAAGAAGAAAAAGTGCGTCATGTTCTGCACCTTTGCTCACGGTGTTTGGCTTAGTGCTTGTTTGCATTAAGTAATCTATACGCCTACGTTCTGCCGCTTTGCGTAGCTCTAATAGTCCGGGTTGTTCCGCTATTACATTTTTTTCAAACTGTTCACGCTCAGCACGCGGACGGTCAAAGGCAGGTGCATCTGCTGCTTGGATGAGGCTTTTGCTCTGCTCTTTGTAGTATTTATCGAAAAATTCGACATGGCCATTATAGATCTCTCGTGCGGCGGAGCTAGGCGCGAGATTACGTATAACTGTGTCTACATACTTGGCATGCGCGGCACGTTGTCTTTCGTTAGTGATCGCTCTTGTGGATCGACTAACGAAGGCGTCGCGCTGGTTGCTATCGATGTACTGCGCACCTGGACGTCCGAGCACCTTGAACCCTTGCTGCTTGGCTAGCTGCAGAAATGCATCCCGATCGGATTCGATTCTATCCGTGATAGCATTGACATAGTCTGCTCCTATTGTTGTTGGCGATAAGTTTAAATTCCATTCTGTATTCATAAAAGCGTGAGCAGTCGGGACTGCAAATACACTTGTCCCGTCTTTGTGGGTAGCTCCCCAGAATGCTGTGCGGTGCTTTGTATTCCATTCGTAAAACGTATTAGAACTACCTTGATTATCAACAACTTTTAGGGCTGCGTTTAAACTACTGCTCCCGGCTACCCAGCTACGTGGGATCGTAGTGGCGGGAATGCCGGACTCGGGATTCGCGGCGTAGCTCCTGTTGCGCTGAGTGCGCCCAGCAATGCGAGAAAGATTTCTAGCTTCTGCACTGGCTGCTCGGCTGCGCGTATAGGCGCGCGCTTGTCCTATGAATGGAGTTCGGTCCAGGATCGCTCCGATTCCCTGCGCCACTGCGTAATCGATTTTGGCGCCAGCACCCTTGCGATAACCAAAAACGTCTCCAGCTTTAAGGCCGCTATGAAGAGCAAGCCCTCCAGCTACGACTGAGACAGGTATTACTACCTTGGACCAGTTGTTTTCTACCCATTCTTTGAATTCACCTTTTTCTTTTAATGTACCAGGCTTAAGCTTGACAGCCCCGCGTACAAATGAGCGCTTGCTCGATTCCAGCTCAGAAAAACTGCCGGTACGAGCAAAACGACCTAAACGCTTAATTCCCCGTTCTATGTTTGCAATGCCACTTACTGGATCTGTTCTCTTTGCTGCAAGATGAGGATCATTGCCTTGACCCTTTAAGCGACAGTTCCATTCAGGTGGGATACACCTGTTACCGCACTTAACGTTGGGTGGATTGCACTGTACTAAAGTGCGCGTTTTGCCTGTGCGGAAGTCCAATCGCTGCTTAGTCGCAAGATAAGCGGCGGCGCGGGCCTGCGCTGCATCAATCGGGGTCTTCTCGTCCATCAGTACTGCTCCCAGCCGACGCGGAGGGCTTCAGCTTCGCCCTCGGAAACAGGGGAGAGCCCAGCTACATTCTGCCGTGGGTAGAAAGAAGCGACAGCCCGCTTGGCCGCCTGCGGCGTACGGAAGCCGATGGTGTACGGACCTTCGACGAGCTCGCCTTGATGATCGAACCGGGCTCGGTGAAGTTTGCGCCCGTGAGCGCGCTGGGGGCCAATGATGAACATCGGTGCATGACCCTGAGCGTCGATCCGTTGCCCATCAGGAGAAACAAGAGCGCCAATGCGGCTTCCATCTTTCTGAGCAGCAACACGGATCCGGTAACCATGCGCCTGATGGAACTCGAGGGAGTCGAAGGCGAAGCGGGGATCTTCTTGTGGCGCTTCTTGCGCCGCCGCTGGATCAACTTCCACTTCGTCGGGTGGCGCACCCTGAGGATTCTCACCGGGCGCTCCCCCTGCCCCCATGAGCTGAGGGTTTTGTAGCGCTTGTGCTTGAGCTTCCATATTCATCATCTGCATTTGGAAGTCCGCTTCAGCCTTCACCTGCATCTGTTCGCTGAACTGTTCGTCCAACGTGGTTTCGATGCTGTACTCCGTCCCTCCGAAGCGGGCCTCGCGGATCTCGAGTGGGTTCAGCACGCCCATGTTCACGTATTGCGAGTCCACCTGAGCCATCTGCAGGCGCAGCTCAGCCTTCTCCTTGTCGGTTTCAGTGAAGACGCTCGGGAAGTGGACGCTCCACTTCTGCGGGGGCCGTCCTCGGGTTGGTCCTTCGCGCGAGGCGAGGATGTAGGTGAAGACCTCAGTGACCGCGGTACGGCAGTAGAGCTCCTGCCACTGCTCCACCAGCGAGGCCCAGACTCGCTCCTCGAAGCGGCCTTCCTTGCCCAGGCCGCCCGGGGAGTCGCCCATCAGGATCGAAGCGGGCCAGCCGGTGGCCGCTTGGAGATCCTTCACGAAGGGATCGGTCGCCGAGGCGATGTTGCTCAGGGCTCGGTTGAGGAACTGCAGCTCCTCCTCCACGTCGACCACCATGCCGCCGTAGACGCTGCGGCTGAGGTTGTTGGCCTCCAGGCGCTTGCGTAGATCGGCCTCGTTGCCGGATGCGATCCGGTTGAACAGGCCAGGGATCTTGTGGACGAACAGGTCCGAGTCGGTGGTCATCGACTCGAGGCCAGACAGGGCGCTCTCGTAGCGCTTATAGGCCTCCCACACGAGCTGGAGAACCGGCAGGCCCCATCCGGTGTTCCGTGCTCGGACGTTCCAGGGGAGGTAGAGCCCGTCGAAACGTGCCACGCGGGATGCGTGGATGCGCACATTGACATAGCCGCTGGTCTGCTCGGGCGACACCCGCTGGGATGTCGTGATCCGGTAGTGCGACGGCTTGCTGTAGTCGATGATCGAGAAGTCCTCGGGGATCAGCTCGTGCCGAGACAGGGGGATGTACCCCCGCACGGAGCGGATCCGGGCGAGATCGGCAGGTTCCTCAGGTGGGAGGCCGTCATCGATGAGCAGGACCAGGCCGGCGCCGCCGTAGAGGCGCTGCAGCTTGACGACCTCGGCGAAGGCGTGGTGGAACTGCGTGGCCTTGAGGTACTCCTCGAAGATGGAGATCAGATCGTTGGCGTCGTCCTGCTCATCGCCACCGAGCTTGATCGTGACCAGGTGGCGCAGGATCTCATCTGAGATGGTGTCGACGTAGCGCCGTGGGATGCCGTGAATGTAGAGGGCTTCGAGCTCGGCCTCGGAGAGGATGGGCTTGGCACCGACGGAAGTAGCAACCGTTTTGTCCTTGGTTGCTACTCCCATCCCGGACAGTACATTTACTAACGCACCATCGTTCCGGTAAGTATCAGCATTCGTCGTATCCACGGCCGTCGGGCTGATTGATTTACAAAGATTATCGCTCAGCCATAAAAAGGCGGACCGGACTTAACTGTGAGCCTTAAACGATAGAGTAAGTTTATACATTAAGAGCGCAACGGTAAGGCAACCTTTTCAATCCCCCGGCGGATCGCCCTCGGTAGCCTGGAGTAGCGGCGCAATGCGCGGATGCTGGACCACCACATCGATGGGTCCCATCTCTGCTCAAAACGCTTTGCCAAGCTGCGATTTCGCCAGGACATCCTGAGCTCGTGGGGTGAGTGCTGCGCCTACTGCGGCGCACCGGCCGGCACTCTTGACCACGTCCGTGCGCGTAGACGCGGTGGGCCGACGACCCGCCGCAACCTCGTTGCCGCCTGCGCTCCGTGCAACCAGGCGAAAGGCTCTGAGGATTGGCGGGCCTGGTTCAGGGCGCAGTGCTTCTGGGATGCGCAACGAGAGGACGCGATCTACGAGTGGATGGGGGCTGCGAGGATCGAACTCGCCTGATGCCGATTATGAGTCGGCTGCTCTCACCAGATAGCTAAGCCCCCGGCGATATACAAATAAAAGTAGGCGGTCACACTCACGGCCGACGCGCGCACCGCTGCCTAGATGTGAGCGAAGAATCCTGCTGTGTTTGGTGTCTCTGGAATAGCGTGACAAGCGAACGCCAAAGCCATCACTGCGTCGTCGTGCGCTCCTGATGCAGCTTCACGTTGGCCGTTTTCCTTCTGCTGGAAGGCGCGCAGCTCATTAGGAATGACGCCCTCGGGGAAGATCAGCTCATCGCGCTCCATCAGGAACAGGATCCGATCTGTCGCTACCACCTTGCTTGGTCGACTCGTATTAAAAGTTTCGATAGCATATTTGGGCAACGCAGTGGAGAGCGCTTCTGCGATCACAGCTCCCATTGCTTGCTTCTCCACGATTACCCGCTCTGGAAGGTAATCCTCAATGAGGCTTTTCACATGGCGCAAGCTGTAATCGCTGCTCTTGCCGTTCTCGTGGTACAGGCCGACAACCTCGTAGGGCGTCTCCGTAATGTCCAGGACAATGGCTGTGAAGTAGTCGTTGCCGCCGGCGTTCGGGTCGACTCCGATCACATAGGTGCGGCCGATCGTGCCGCATTCCCGCAGGTGGCCCCGGGTGGCACGGCGCACCAGATCCGATGGGTAGATCTGGGTGTCGGTGGCACCAAAGGCAAGCTCGTACTCGGAATCCCAGGCCGCCTGTGTCATGCGGCGCGACTCGCGGGTACGCTGCGCCCACTCCGGGTCACACCCGTAGATGGGGTGCTGCGAGTAGTGGATCGCCACCCGATTCCAGGAGTCCTGCACCTGGGCGAGACGCGCGTTCAGGCCGGCAACGTCTCGCCGGCGCACGTAGTCGTACCAGTCCTCGGGGGTGCCTTGATGCCAGAGCTGGCCAAACCAGTCGAGCTCGGTGTCGGGGGTCGAGGTGACGATCACCTTGGCCTTCTCGCCCACCATCGAGAGCGTGGGCATGGCGCCGCGGTAGATCTCGGCAGCACCGTCGAGGAACGCGCCCTCGTCCATGAAGAGCACTGAGCAGCTCGGGATGCCACGAGCAGCGCGGGGTGACGCCGGGAGGAAGTACAAGGTGCCTCGCCCCTCGATGGCGATCTGCGTGTTGCTGTCCGTCAGGTAGCGGATCGACTCGCCCTCGATGCTGTTGGCCATGGCACGCACGCGGCGACCAAGCTCAGAAGCGTCCTGCTGTGTCTTGGAGAAGACCACTGCCGCGAAGCCGCGCTCGGTCAGCGCACGGCAGAGGAGGTAGGAGCACACCGTCTCCGAGGCGCCCATCTGGCGCGACTTGTTGATGATCGTGTTGGGGTGCTCGTTGATCGAGCGCACAAGATCGATCTGATACGGATACGGGTCGAACGGGGCGACGGTGCCCGCCGTGCGGATCCAGGTGCGTCTGGCGAAGTCCGGCCATTCCTCCACGCCTGGGAGCTTGGTGATGCGCTGCTCTGGGGCGTAGTTGGCCGAGCGGGCCTTGCGCTTCGCAAGCTCGAGGCGCAGTTTGTCCGCGCGGCGTTGGAGCTGGGCGAGGGAGGCGGTCATTCGTCCTCGGGATCAGCGCTCTTCAGCAGATCCATCTCGCTGATGGGCTCTGGCTCCTTGACCGTGTCGGCCTTCAGCTCGAGCACGCCGTAGATCTGTGATTCGAGGTCGGACACCGTGCGTTCGAGCAGCTTGCGCTCCTGGTAGGCGGCAGCGCCATTGAGCAAGGCGCGGGAGGCGGCGATGCGGTCCGACGCCCTCGCGGCCGGGTCGTTCATGATGTCCGTGAGCGTTTTGATCGCGTCTGGCATCAAAGCGACGTGTTTTGACTCAGAGCTGTCGATCAGCTCCTGCTGCATGTTGTAGATCGCTCTTTGTACAGCAGGACGCTTGCGCCAGTTGTAGAGAGTCTTCTCGGAGATGCCCAGGGCGCGGGCCACCTCGCGACAGGTTTTGCCTCTCGCGAGGAGGTCGGCAGCAAGGCGCTCCTGCTCGCGAAGGCCGTCGATGATGTTCGGTAGGCGCGCGACCATAGCCAGATAGTTACTGGAGTGGACGGGTTTTTACCGTCTGTTTTCGTAGCCTACTCATTCCTGAACCGGTGAGCGTGTAACGCGATCGAGCGCGGCGCAGAACTCATAGAGCGAGCGATGGTCGTAGCGCTGTAGGTCGCGCGCAGCGGCAAGGCGAGCAGCGTCGGTGACATCGCGAAGAACAGCGCGAAGACCGGAGGCAATCACTTCGCCGTCCTCGGGAGCTACGGCGGCTGCGCGTTTGAATGTTGCTACTAATTGGGGCAGAGAATAGTGCTCATTGAGTTGCATGGGTCTTCGCCAGTGTCGTCACCACTGAAGCAACAATCGCTTCGAGGTGAGGGCGCGGGACTCCCGAAACCACACGCGCGGCGTTCTCCACCGCCTGGGCGTAGGTGTGAGGCGTGGGGCGTGCTGTTGGTGCCGTGCCAAGGGCACGCTCTCGGATCAGTTGGCCACGAGAAACGCGCAGTGCGGCGGCCTCGGTGTCGAGGCGGTCGCGCTCCTCTGGGGTGAGGAAGACTTTGGCTTCGAAGCGCTTTGACGGCATCGTTATGACGTTGTGCGAGGTGGGTTGCTTAAGCGGGGCTAAGTAGCCGAGATCGCCTGTGGTGCAAGGGATCTGAGGTATTGGCGTTGGCAATCGCCTTGCTAATACGACGGGAGGATCACCTGCACGGAGACGCTGTAAGAAGGCGGGCAGCCGATGCCCTGCGTGTAGATCACGTCCACGTCGGTTACCTGGAGGCCAGTCTCGGTGTTGAAGCGATCGAGAGCCTCGGTGAGGGTGCGCTCGAGGAGGGCCTTGTGGGCTTTGGCGTCGTCGATGGTCATGGGAAGTTCAAATTTGGCGTGGATTTGACGTTGGGTAGACTCGCAACGACCCATTTCTGGGCCATCGCGTAACTGTCGCGCCCGGCGGCAGTGAGGCCACCACCTCGGGAGGAGTGGCTGCCGGGCACCTTACTAGCGCTTGCGGCCGAGCTTGTAGCCGATAGCAACGCCGAATAAGTAGCCGACCATAAGGCCGACGAGATAAATGGTCATGGCGAGTAACTGATCGGACTACTCAGCGTGTCGCCAGTCAGTTTCTGGCTGATGCTCGCGCAGGAACTCCACCAGTAGGCGGTGAGCTTCTCCAGCATCTTCGATGAACTGTCCTCGATAATGAAAACCTTTGCCGTCAATACGGATGACGCAATCAAAGTCGTTACGGAAGATAATGCTGGACTGCGCCATTGCATCGCTGGCGGAAAAGACGTTCTCGTCACTGTTAGGCATAGTGAGATCAGACATGAGGTGTTTGGTAAGACGTGTTATTGGGCTTCAAGCTCGGTGGCAATGGCGAGCAGCTCGTTCGCATCGCACTGCCATATGTCTTGGCCAGGATTCACTTTTGTGTAGGTCACGGCAGCACGCAGGGCGGCAGCGAGGCACTTCACGTCTTGTTTGAGGTGCTCGTCCTTCCAGTCGGCGCGGAACGCATTGAGCACCGCCTGAGCTGCGGGAGAGAGTTCAGCACTGGGCGTCTGCCCCTCCGGCACGGGCTCGGCCAGGGCGGCGCGGGCCTGCTCAATCAGAGGGTCACCGTCAGGCCCTCCAAGCCAGTGAGCGTGGCCCTCGTTCTCAAGGGCTGAAAGAAGTTCGATGCACAGTTGTTTATAGTTGGTCATGGTGGTGGTAGTGGGATGGACTACTTGATTTCAGTGTCAACAAGAGGCAAGGACGGACCAAGGCTTTCAAGCCAGCACAACATGCACCAATTACCCTCGTAACCTTCAATGTCACTACTGATGTGATGCTTATGCGTGCCGTGTTTAGGGCACACAATTTGTTTTTGTGAAATCTTGAGATTAAAGAAGTCTTCCATGGTGTTTAGGGATGTTGACTAATCGGGCAGGGATTCAAGAGCGCGGCGGATGATGTCGCAGTCTGCTGGAACAGGTCGCCAACCCTCTTGCGCGTGCTTGAGTGCTTCAAGCGCCTGCTCCTTCAATCTCTGCGGCTTGGGGCGGCGAGCGGCGCGGAGGTCGTCGGCCCATTGAAGCGACTGCCCTTTGTGGCGCAACTCGTATGCCAGCCACTTACAGCACGCTTCAAGCTCCTGATCAGCGCCGGCTCGGAAGACCTCCAAAAAGACTGCATCGACATCGGCACCCATAGCCATTACCTGTTTGCACCAAGCATCGACTTGCCATTGCGGCGGAGTGATCAAATGGTTGCTGTCAGTCATCGAGTTGCTCCAAAGCGCGGCGAATAGTATTTTCGTGGACGGCATCAAGTCGGTCAGAAACATAGTCCAGTAAAGCCAGAGCTTGTTCTTTCAAGCTCTCGATGCGTCGTGTAGAACGAAGCCATCTGCCTACGCCATAAAGCTTCTGCACCTCGCGGCAGCACGCCTCCAGCTCCTGATCAGCGATCTGTTGGGCAAGTTCGGTTGCAGTTTTCATTGGACAATCCAGTGGTTTTCAAGGCGGTGCGCTAAGGCTTGGCAGTGTGCTTGATATGCGTTGTCGTAAGTGCCAACGTGAATTTTCTGTCTGGTAACAGGATGGACGTACTGAGCCTTCAGCTGAAGATACTCGCGCAGGTGATTTAATTCAGTGTCAGTCATTTGCTTTCTCCAGAAACGCTTCAAGTTCTTTGATGGCTTGTTCGTAGCCCCATCGGGCGGCTTGGGTGGCGATGTGCAAGTCGCTGGCAGCTACCCGAACAGGCGTGCCTTCGTGCCAGATTTCAGCCATCCACTTTTCCACCAGCTCAGGCGGCGGGGCGATCGGGTGGTTGTTGTTAGTCATCTTCAGTCGGCAAACGGTCAAGAAGGCTCTCAATGCAATGGCCGGTGACGTTCTCGGCGCCAAGGCAATACCGTTCTGCTTCACGCAGCGCCATGCGCAACCGTTCAACAACCGGCCACGGATCTTTAAGTTCGGTTGAGAAGTCACCAAATGGTGCAGGGTGAAATTCAGTCATAGATGGTTTGCTCGTAACCTTCAGCCATAAGCGCTGCTGCTAACGCCATAGCCAGTTGTTTGGTGTAGCGCTTGGTGCCTCCAGCCACCATGTCAGTGACGGTCCAGCGATTGTGATCGGTCCAGATAACGATCTTATCGCCATCTTTTTCAAAGAAAACGGAACGTGGTTTGCTTGAGTCAGTCATGAGGGTGATCAGTGTGTAGATCTAAACTCGCGCCAAGGTGACGCTCTCGGGTTGGTTTTGATACTTCCCAGCGCGGTGCTCATAGGACACGGCGCAGGCTTCGCCTTCAAAGAACAACGCCTGCACAATACCTTCGTTGGCGTAGATCCGACAATCAGCGCTCGAGGAATTGCTGAACTCCAACGTGAGGTGACCGTTCCAGCCTGCTTCCCCTGGAGTGGTATTAGCGATCACGCCCATCCTTGCATAAGTCGACTTGCCAATGAATAAGCAAGTGATGTTCGCTGGAATCGCCAGATGCTCCAGTGCCACGCCCAGGCCGTAGCTATGTCCGGGAAGGATGAAGTACTGGCCGCGCTCGTCCTCGTGGAGCGCGACGCTCTCGAGGTTCGCCGGGTTGAAGTCCTTCGGGTCCATCACCGTGCCCGGCACATGCCGGAACACCAGGAACTCCCGCGGTGAAAGCCGCAGATCGTAGCCGTAGGAGCTGCATCCGTAGCTCAACACCTTGCGCTCGTCCGCCTGGCGGATCAGCTCAGGCTCGAAGGGCGTGATCATGCCCGCCGCAGCGCGCACGCGGATCCAGATGTCGTTCTTCAGCATGAGGCGACGAGCTTGGCGAAGTAGGAACGCAGCAGTCTCCAGTTGATGGAGACTGCGCGAGTGTGGCCGTGGAAGCTGCCCGGTGGGGCAACGATCTCGCTGTGTTGAAGGGTGCTGAACCGGTGCCCGCAGCTCGGGCAGATCCGCTTGCGCAGGAAGTGACCTTCGCTGCTGCGAAGCGTGCGCTCCACGTCAGTCGTCAGCGAGCCGCACTCAGGGCAAGGCGGGCCGATCCGGTTCAGCGCCATCAGAACAGCTCCTCCTCCTGGAGCGAAGGCGCCGGGCGCCAGGGTGAGGTGGCCCAGCGGGCGCCAGCGCCGAGGGCAAGGCCCAGGGCGATGGCGAGGATCGCGTAGCGCTTCATGGTGTCGGTGTGGGTGTCGTAGGGGCGTAGGCGCGAAGCAGCTGCGTCTTGCGTTCTTCGATCAGATGCGCCGAGGAGACGATCGAGCACGGGCCGCCCTCGGGGAGGCAGACGCGGTAGCAGTCGTTGCCGGTGGCGTCGACGTAGTAGTCGACGGTGCAGAGGTCACTCATGCCACCTCGCAAGGGGCGCCGACGTACTGCTCCCAGAGCCCGGTATAGACGGCGTGCCACGGGTGCTTCGGGTCGTGGCGGCCGTCGTAGGCGTAGAGCGTGTCGAGGAGCTCAACGCGGGCGGCCTGCACGATGGGGTTGCACCCCGGCATGAATGTGGAGGGAGAGGACTCAGGCATGAACGGGGTGCAATGGGGCAGGGTGCGAGGCGCTTAGAAGTCGTCCTCGGTAGCCATCAGATCGGCGCGTACCGTGCGGGAAGAGGCGCGCAGCGATGAGGACTGGCGGCCGGCACGATCCACGGCGTCAGCCGTGTCGCCTACAGCGCTGAGCAGGGGACCGGCCACCGGGGCGAGTTCCTGGCAGTAGGTCGCAAGCGATGTCCAGAAGTTGGAAGACATGGTCGTGAGAGAGCGAGGTGGATGAGCGAGACGCGAGGCGCTACGTGAGAGGCACCCGCAGGGCGACGATGCGCAGGTCGTGCCAGCCGAGCTTGCTGAGGAGCCGTGCTCGGTAGGCGGCCGCGTCGATGTCGGCGAAGCGCACCGCGGCGCCGGGATCGGAGACCTCCTGCACCGGGACGCCACCGATCCCGGTGCAGGCAGCGAGGAAGCCGCCCGCCGTGCGGATGGCGTACCTAGTTGTGGAGGGAGGGCATTGAGTAAGTGCCAGCGGGAACGAAGCGGGATGCGAGTCCTCGGTTGCGTAGGTTTGCATTAGCTCGGAGAATTTCAGTAGCAGTAGCAAAAGTGGTGTAAAGAGCAACACCGGTATCAATTTGCATGAGTTCGTACGCAGCAAAACCTGTCATGGATGGCTCCATGTTGCTGAGAGATAGGGGACGATCTCGGGAGACAAGCCGCGCTCGGGGCAGCCGGGGCTCCGCTCAACCATTCTGCCGCGCTTGGAGATGGGAGAATGTGGCGGCATGGTCTGGCGGAACTCACAGCGCCGGCCGTGTGGATGAGCGCCGCGGGGGGTGAGAGCCTCGCGGCTTTTCCTCAGGCGCGGCGGATGCGGTAGGTCACGATCTCGGCGCCGGCTGCATCCATCTCCTGCACCGTCAGCTCGCCGCGGTTGAAGCGGTCGCGCTCGGTGCGATCCAGCTTCGGGAGTGTGATCTCGGAGACGCAGTCGGCGTAGGACGCCAGCCAGTAGGGCAGATGACCGTAGACGTGCCGGTGAAGGATGTCTTCAGGGCGGACGTATTCAGCGCAGTTGCCGCGGACGCCTTTTTCCTTGAGCCAGGCAAGGATGGAATCGTTGGTAAAGGTGATAACCGGATCAGACATAGCGATTGAGAGATGCAAGAGGACTTACACCACGCGGGATGCCTCGTGGACGGGCGGATCAGACCAGGGCGAGGCAGGCCTCACGGGCGCGGTCGATGCGCTTGGCACCGTTGCCGCCCCAGAGGCTCTCCAGGCGGGTGCGGGCGCGCTCGGTTTCGTTCTTCGCACGACCCACGTCATGCGTTTCGCATTGTGTGATCGCGTTGAACAGGCCGTAGAGCGTGCCAGCTACGCCGGGGATGTCGCGGATGCCCAGGCCGGTCTCGCCGGCGTAATGACTACGCACCGTGGCCACCTCCGGGATGTCGCCCAGCGTCCGGGGGCGGGTGGCGCCGGACTTGTCCTTGTAGGGCGTGGCCAGCTTGTCGGCGTAGGTGGCCTCAAGCACGCGGCGGGCGATCTCGGTGGTGAGCTGCACGTTGGTCAGATCACGCAGCTCGTCGATCGATTGGGCAAAGCTGCGGCGCTCCAGGCTGATCAGGTGTGGCAGCTGCTCGGCAAACTGCGTCACTGATGCGGTGTGCTTCCGGCGGATGCCGGTGCCCTTGGCCACTGCGCGCCCTGCCGCCTTGCCGGTCAGGTAGGCGAGCTGGTTGGCGCAGGCCAGGCGCACGTCGCTGAAGAAGACGCCGAAGCCGCTGCTCCCGTCATGGGAGTTGAACAGGTGCAGGTAGCGGCGCACCTTGTCTCCGGGGACCACCTCGTCCTCGGTTCGGATCGACGCAGTGGCAAAGATCTTGCGGCCGTTGCGGATCGAGAGGACGTTCTCGATCGTCACGTCCTCGTGGAGGTAGTCGAGGATGCGCACCAGGGCGTCGTTCTGCACCGGGGTGTAGGCCGAGCCGTGGATGCCAAGCAGGGCATCGGTGTCGCTGCGGACGATGGCGACGTGCTCGGGGGATTCCAGCGGGCCGTCTTGGCCCATGAAGGTGACGGGGCGGCGCTCAGCGCTCCAGTTCAGGCCGGCGATCTCGAAGGCGTCGCGGGCGGTGACGTTCTCCGGGATGGCGGTGCCGACGCGGTCGATCAGCGGGTTGACCGCATAGCCACGGTCCCGGTAGCGGCCATAAACCATGGGGCCTTTGCCATCTGCGGCGTAGGCGGTGGTGACTCGATTAGGTGCAGTGAAAGTCATTTGAATACTTAAATGAATGTCAGCCCGAAGGCTGTTGTTAATAGCTGCGCGTTGTACCGAGACGCACCCCTCGGGAGGACTTGGCTTCGGATCCCGAGCGCAGCGTAGCCGGTCTCGGGCAAAAGGGCGACCTGTTCAGGACGGGTTACCGGTGGTCCAAGGCTTCGTAGTGGTAGAAGGCGGAGGCCCAAGCAGGGAACTCGGGATCCTCCGGCAGGGGATAGCCCTCGACGTGCTCCCAGTCCGAGGCGGAGATGCCCTCGGGGGAATACCAACCGCCCTCATCGGCGGTCCATCCGGCTTGCCAGCGGATGCGGTTGATGCGGTCCTCCTCGGCCATGGCGGCCTCGACCGCGCCGAGGTGGTCGTACCAGTTGGGGCGTCGCTCGAGCTGAGCGAGGTTGAAAGCGGGGTCAGTCATTGTCTTTTGTTAGGAGGAGTGCAAGGGTGTCAATCTGCTCGTAAATGGGGGAGTAATCGAGTCTGTTGTATATCTCGGGCGTGATGCGAGCGATGACCTCATCAGGTAGATCAGTGTTGTCACCTAGGTAGTGGAGAATGTCTTCGTCAGTCATGGTGATAAGGAACGGATCTAAGTGAGTTGAGCAGAGCTGCCATCTCCGACTGGTAAGGAATGCCTCCTTCAATCGGACTAGGCTCTTTGTTGCGTAGGTAATAATCGAGGGCAGTAATCAATAAAAACCTGTCGAATCTGTGTAACTTGGTCATTCGCCTAGCTCCAGAAGGTGGGCTTCGAGGTAGGTCATGAGATCAGCAATCCGCTGACGCTGTACGTCGCGCTGGTGACACGCCTTGCGCCAGGCGTCAGGGCCTTGCACGTAGTAGTCGCGAGCGTTATGTTCGATGCGACTAAAAGCGTCGCGAAACTCAATCAGCTTGCGGTAGGCGTTCTGATAGCCCTCGGTGAGCATCTTGCGAGAGGTGCCGTTCAGGTGAACGGTGGGAAGGGTGAGATCAGTGGACATAACTCAGTGGCTGATGTGGACAGTTGCGATCCCGTCGAGCGGGACGCCGAGGCGATAGGCAGCGCCTGCGCTGAGGTCGATTGAGTTGCAATCGCAGCGGTCGGTGACGGGCACCGTGATGGACCGCCCGCGGTGAGTCACCCGCACTCGGGTGCCGCAGGGCAACCAGGGGTGAGCGGCGCTCACACCCCAATGGCGATAGGTCTGGCCGCAATACGTTGTGCGACCTTCGTACCACGAGTGGTATGTGGTTGCGGTGACGTAGCGCGCTTGTGCAGGGGCGCAGAGCGCAAGCGCGGCGAACAGGGCGAGGCGCTTCATCAGACCACCACGTCGCTGTAGTAACGGGAGCCGGGACCGAAGTCCTCGATCAGGTGAGGGAAAGCGCCCTCGATGCGGCGCTTGTTTGGACCGTCGGCCTTGAACCACGCCTGTGCCAGGGCGGCGCAGAAGCCACCGCCGTGGCGTTGCATGGCGGCAAAAGTGCGGAAGGTCTCGGTGTAGGTAAGTGTGGAATTCATTTTGCTTGAATGAATGAATGACAGGCGGATGGTCAGTGCCACAGAACGGGTTGGGGATCGCCAAGGGCGGTGAAGATGCGGCGCTCGGTCTGGCGCAGGTAGGCCCAGAGCTCTTCGCCCTCGGGGAGCACATCGGCTCCCTCATGGGTGTTGAGCTCCGCCAGTTCAGCGGGCCAGTCGATCCTGTTAAGAGCATCGGCGCAGAGGTAGCGCAGATGCTGCTTTTGGGCGTTTGTCAGTGTCATTTGGCTTGAATGAATGAAAGGCGGATGATGAGTTCCTCAACACAGTCGGCCTGAGATTTGTATTCCCAGGTGACTGGTGAGATGACGTAGTCATTGATGAAGTGTTCCTCCCACCATGCATTGATGGCGGAACGGATTTGATCTTTGTTCATTTCGCTTCCGCGATAGAGACGTAGAACGACGGCTCATTGCTGGCGATTCCTCGCGATTGCTCCCACTTTTGTGTTATCTGGAGAGCTTCCATCTCACGCTGGGTTTCGATGGAGTAGATCCAGCGGTTGCGCTGTTTGAGCACGCACTTCACCTCGCCTAGAGCGACGTTGGTGAGCGCCTTGGCCTGCATGTGGTGCAGGAGCCATGTGCGTTCTGCGTCGTAGAGCGCAGTCAGCTCCTGGATTTGCAGCTGCAGTTGCCGTGCTCGGGCTAGGTGTTGGCCCACTTCACCCGTCGGCGCATAGGAGCGGGCACGTTTGGCGGGTTTGGCTGGCGCTTTGACAAAAGAAATGGTCATAGTCATTCACAACTGAAATGATGAGTGAGAAAAACCGATTCGTTAATCGGTCACGATCAGCTGACGAAAGGTGAACGGTTCGCCGCGTTTGGCGTACTCGCTCAGGAGCATGTCCACAGCGGTGGGATCCTCCACCCAGTGCTCGTGCTCCCAGTCGTCTGACAGGAAGTGCCAGACGGGATGAAGCTCGGGGCCGGGCTCGGGATCAGGCGGCGAGAGAGGCCGGGGGTCAGGGCAGTAGGTCATGGGCCGGGATACACCGTGGGCGTGGGCGGAAGTGTGTTCGTGGGGTGGCGCATGCCGTGGTCGATCGCCATGGCGGCGATGGCCAGGCCGAGCAGAACACCGGCAACGTGCTCGGCTGTCACCCAGGGAGCGGGGCGCCGGCGACGACGGTCTGAGCGTAGAGGCGTCATGGGAAAAGGTCAACCAAATCAGGAACAGGATGCCGCAGCACGCGCGGAACGCACGCCGTGTGCGGGAAACGTGATCACGAAGTCGCGGTCACCACGGGCGCAAAGCGGAGTGCCACCGCCGCAGGTGACGCATTGCGTCGGGGAACCATCGAACGTGGCCGGGCACTGGCGGAACTGCACGCCGCGATAGGTGAAGTGGGCCGGTGCGTCCTCGGGGACCACGCACACCACCGGATAGCCACGTTTGGCGTAGCGGGCAGCTTCCGCCCGCACCTCGGTGGACAGGTTCACCACGAAGCCACGGCGCAAGGCGCTGCGGATTGCAGCGAGATTTGCCGTGGTGCGCAGGTGGTGGGTATAGGTCCACGCGGCGCTCAGATGGCGCGTGGCATCGGCGAGCTTGCGCAGCAGATCGGCGCGGATGCGGCCGGCCTCGTGCCATAGGTCGCCCGCGACGTTGTGGCGAAACAGATTGCCAACCCGGATACGGCCTACGGCCGCGATGAACTCGAGTTCAGACAGGCCACGGGTGCCGGCCGTTACGGCATCCCAATGAAGCCGGGTGAAATAACCAGCCTCGGCATAACAGCCATCATCGCCAGCAAGTGGGCACGTTGGCGGGCAAGACGGGCGGGCCGTGGTGGACACGGCAATGGGTCCGGTCTTGTCATTAGAAGACCGGACGGTAAGGGCGGTGTTCATGCTTAACTCACAGCGAGAGGATGAAGGCGGCAAAGCCGCAGGCGCGATGCGCCCAGAGAGCCAACCCGTAGAAGGGAATGGCTCTGGGGGCGAGTCAGTAGCAGTCGCGGTCGTACTGATTCATGGCGTCAATGCCGCGCTTCCAGATAGCCAAAGCGCGGCCGTTCATTGCCATGTAAGTTTCATGCTCGCGCCAACGGCGGCTGTGGAAGGGTTCCCACCCGTGGTTGGCGGCGCAGGCTTCCTCCCATAGCAGGTCCATGCGACGTTCTGCGCAGATGGCGATGTTGGAGAAGTCGGTGCTCAGCATGGTTTGACCTCGTCGATGGTGGCATCCGCAGGTATTTCAATACCCCGGACGTGATCAGAAAAGTGGTTCAGCGCATCGTCTAGATCGACGCACTCGGTGATTTCGGTCCAGCCAAAGCGGCCAGACGGTGTGCTCCAAGAGATTCGGAAGGTCATTGTTCGGATTCAAGACGGGTTTGGAGTACTGAAACGATGTCCAGCACGTTGGACAGATGTGGTGCGGCTGCGCGGTAGTCCGCGTCTCCGGTGATGAGCTGCTCGGCTTCAAACAGCAGACGCCAGACCTCGAGGACCTTGGCGTAGCGGGCGTCGCTTGTAGTTGGTCGTTGCATAGGAATCAGAAAGCGTTGAAAGCGTCCTCGGGCCACACCTCCTCGATGTGGAAGGTGGCGTCTGGGTGGCGGCGGGTGAGGCCGGCAAGTTCCAGCACGACATCGGCGCGGCTGTAGCCCCAGATGCCTGTGGGGTTGGTGCGTGTGCCGAGGTCGTCGGTGATGGTGGCGTAGATCTCGTAGGTCATCAGCGCATCAGGTAAAGGATCTCATCACCGTTCTCGGCTACATCGTTTGCCCAAATCCACAGCAAGCGCCGTAGATTCTGCTGGTGATCACATAGTTGGGCGCGATCCCACGCGCCGTAGCCGGATAGGTGCTCGCGTATCAGCCACGCAGGGCCGTCAAATGACAGGCGATTAACCCAGTGCTCTACCGCTTCATCGGACGGACCGGGCCGGGCGATATCAGAAACGCACTCGGTAGGGAGAGTACGGATGGCCATGCGGCCATCAAACCAATCGTTCTTGAACATGGATAGAACAGTTTGTGAATGGGTTAAAGAGCACGGCGGCGAGCACGTTCCTGCGAATAGGTACACATCTGGTCGATGTAATACCCTTCCCGGATCGGATTCCAGCCGCGCATAGCGTCGGCAGCTTTTTTGCAATCTAGGATGATGTAATTCAGGCTGACCGCATCACACGATGCAGCATGATCGCGCCATTTGGCGAAGTCTTCAGCAGTTGCATGGTTGGCAATCATTACACTTCCTCCCAAGAATAGGTTTCAGGAAACTCAAACAGATCGCCATCTTGCGACAAATAATGGTTCACACCATCGACATTGTGACAATAGGTGTTGAGAATTGATTCCCAAGCTTCCCAATAACATTCACATTCCGGCCCCATGGCCAGATCTTCTACATCACTGGCATTAACGCCAGCAGATGCCACAGCTTGCAAGCCGTAGCGTTCGGCCCACACTTGTGGCACATAAATGCCGTGGTGACCGTCAATAATGCACACGGGTTCAGTCAAAGCAGTCATAGCTGATAACTCACAGCGAGAGAACATGCCACATAGTTGTGGCAATAACTGGGCAGGGGATTGCACCCTGCCTCCCGCTTAGACGGATCAGTTAGACCTGAAATTAATCAGGGCTTCCTGGATAGCACGCTCTACCCAAGCTTTAGGCACTGGGTAAAGTTGCCATTGCTTCCAGGTTTTAAACACAACCTGACGCTCGGCAACAGGAAGATGTTTGTAGCTCATGGATATCTCCATGTGTGCAGTGCCCATCTCTGCTGGGGGCAATAACTGGGCAGGGGATTGCACCCTGCCTCCCGCTTTTACGGATCGGCTCAGATGGACACTTGGTGCCAATCCTCCTCTACTTCCTCTAGTGGCACTTCTGCCACATACGTGACAGCTTCCGCTGGAGAATGCTGGAAGTCCCAGCCGTGAATCAGCTGGGCGCGATCACGCTCAACCGCTTCACGGCTGTATCCCCACACCATTTCGGTGTGGTAGCTATAAGCAAAAACAGTGAGGGTCATTGAACTAAAGCTAAAGACAAAAGGTGCAAAGCACCTCAGCCAAGCAACCCCCGGACGCAATACGTCAGGGGGAATGCCTGGGGGAGATGGATTGTGCGTGCTGAGCAGAGCCGAATGCTCGGTGCCACCGTGGGCACGCCGGCCACGGTTGTGGGGTGTCACCCCACTCCAGTTCGCATTATTAGTGCGGTGTCTGGACTTATTCCCATAGGTACAACAAAACAGTCGCGCCCCGGTTCGCCAGGGTTGCGCTGTCAGCTTCACTGCCTGCCCACCAGGTAGCCACTAGCTTCGAAGGACTGAGAGTCCGCGCCTGCTAGCACTTACCTAGACCCGATGGCTCGGGCTTGGCTCGGCATCATGCCGCTGCACCTATTCCCCCATACCATCCGGGTCGGTTAGGGCCACAGCGCTCCCGCGCCATACGTGGCTTGTCCCTCCGGCGAGGCCAGGATTCAGACGATACGTAGGTGCAACCGAAGGCAATCGCCGCCCGTGGTGTACACCCCGGCCAGGCCAGAGCAGGAAGCTGCTTCCATGGCGAGGCTCATTGTCCGATACGTCTTCCCTCCAAGCTGGGCAGGCTCACCCGATAACGGGCTCGACACTGCGCTCGGCACGGTTGTTGTAAGTAGCTGACACGGTGGCTGTCACCCACCGATCCATGGCGTAAGCCTTGCACAGCTGCCGCCGATTGTCAACCCCTGCCGATTGGCTTAGGTTGGCGCAACGGGTCCGGCGGGAGCAGAGCCCCTTAGGGGTTGCTCGCAAGGCCGGATCCGTTCCGATGCACCAAGCATTGCACCGATGCCTGCAGCCGTCAAGCACTGCTAGCGAGTCTCTTGGATCTCGGTCTGAGACGACTGCGCAGCCTCTATAGAGATAGAGTCGCACTGAGTCTTATGCGACACAGAGCGGGATGGTATGTAGTACTAACGAAGCCATATTAACTACTACTAAATAAATGTATATGTATGCCTTGCTTATTACTGCTCGCTCGCCCTAGTCAAAAGTCCGTTGATAATGTCAGCTGGCCGGCACTGGCGAGCAACGCACTCAGTGTCGAGCCATCTACGGTTGTTGGGTGTCAATGTAATCGATATTTTCAAACGCTCGTTTTCTTTGCGTAGTTGCTCGTTACTCTTGGACTGAGCGATACGGGCCGAGGTAGAGCGCCAGCGATCCAGCGTCCCCGGTGCCAAGTCGCCGCGCTCGGTGGCTTTCTGGAGGCGCTGCAGGATGCTCTGGCGCGACACCCCGAAGATCTCGCCGACGTCAGCCCATTTCACGAAGCCGTGCGCTTCGTAAAGCCTTTCGCACGTCTGCGTGATGTCTTCGAGGGGTGTGTATTTGGGCGAGCCCATTTCAGGGTCCTAAGAGTGCAGACCCAATGGTTGCACAGCGCCTACAAAACGTCAATCCCTCTCCGCTTCCGGCCCGTGGTACAGCCACTCCAGCTGTTGGCGCAGGTCGGCCTCGTGGCGTTCGTCGTCCACGTCGTCGTAGTCGTCCTCGGGGTCTGCCGGGAGCTCCACCACGATCCGGTTGATCCGGGGGCTCTTCGCTAAGCGCTCCAGCAGCCACTGCTCCCACCAGCGGAGGCCCAGATCAAGGCGGTCGCTCATCAGTCGTCCTCGGTTACTCCAGATTGGGGCGCCCGCGCTCAAGCGGTATGGCCCTGGCGCGCAAGGTGCAGGCGCAGCTTGTTCAGCGCGGCGTAGTGGATCTGGCCGACACGCGAACGGGTCAGTCCCAGCTCCTCGGCCAGGGCGCGGAACGTCGTGTTCTCGTGGAAGACGGCATGCAGAATTTGGGCCTCAGTCTGGTTCAGGCACTCCGCCATGGCCAGCCGAAGGGCCTCGTAGTTGGCCTCCCGCTCCGCGCTTTCGTAGGCCTCGGGGGTCGAGTGGTCCGCGATGAACTCCACCAGGGCGTTCTCGGATTCGCGGCTCGGTGCATCGAGGGAGCAGCAGAGCGTGGTGGCGTGCTGGTCGAACACCTGCCGCATCCGCTCTTCCGTGACGCCGAGCTGCTCGGCCAGTTCGGCCTGCGTGGGTGGGCGGCCGTGCTGCGCTGTGTACTCGCTGGTGGCGCGTTGCGCCTTGTACAGGAGCTCGTACGTGTTGATCGGCAGGCGGATCGTCCGCGAGTAGGTGTTGATCGCCCTCGTGATCGCCTGGCGGATCCACCAATAGGTATATGTGCTGACGGCGTAGCCGCGGGTGGGATCGAAGAGCTCCAGGCCGCGGATCAGGCCGAGGGAGCCCTCCTGGATCAGGTCTGCCAGGTCGAGGCCACGACCTTGGTAGCGCTTGGCGATTGAGACGACCAGGCGGATGTTGGTCTCGATCATCACCTGCATCGAGCGCTCACCAGCGCGGCGCACCCTTGGAGGGGCAGCATCGCGACCGCCTCCGTGGTGCAGCCAGGTTTGGATCTGGCGGCAGTGGTGCAACTGCAGCTCCTTGGTGAGGACCTGGTGTCGACCGACCTCGGTTAGATAGTCGTGGATCTCAGAGTTGGACATGCGGTCGTTGGCAACCGGATTCGGGCGGGCGAAGGTACGAAATGAAGGCGCTCATGACTCATGGCGATGGGATGGGATGTCCTGCTGCGCGGGGAGCGCGTAGCCCGGGGGCGTCTGAACCTGAGCGACGGGCGGCGGGTCCGGGGGGTCATGCACCTCAACGGGCAAGGGGGCTGCGAGGAGCAGGGCGTCCGGGTCACTTGTGAGGTGATCGGCGAGGACCCACTGAGCTCTGAGCAGGTCTTCGAAACAACGCTCCAAGAGCGGGGCGCTGCCGGCGTAGGCGAGGGCGCTGGACGGCGAGTTGCGTAGCTCCCATTTGTAGTAGCCGTCCTCGGTGGAGCGGATGGTGATGTGGAGGGGGGAGGCGAAGGTCATTAATCCGCAATTACGTGTAAAGCACTTGAAGCACGTGTGATACCGACGTAAGCAAGTTGATTTTGTTGACGGGTTGGTTTGTTGCTCCAGCCGTCAATTTCCCTGTGAAGGAAGACATTGCGAAATGTACTCCCCTGACTCTTGTGAATGGTCAGCGCAGATGACGGTTGCAAGCGCCCGACGCTGTCCTTGCGAGTGAAGAAGAGTCTCCAAAGCATTCGGCGTCTCTCAGCAGACGCTTCTTTCGCTTTGTCTCGGATGGCTTTCATTGTTGCCTTCCATCTACTCAGTGAATCTTGTGCTATTACTCGGAAGGTGACGCGAGACGAAGTGTCGCCTGGTATGCATGCGGTAATACGCCATGTGTTCCACGGTTCTGGCTGTTCTGCCTTTTCTGGCTTTTTAATGTTCTCGTCCTTAAGGATCTCCAGCCAGTCTAGATCTGTATTGAATATGTGTGGTTCGGGTAAGGCGCTCTCGATGACAACATCTGTTGTGCTGTAGAGCAAAGGGCTTCCCCCGTCTGGACTAGGTATGGCGTCGGAAGTTAAGCAACTCATCCCTGCTACGAACTCGGGGGCATCAATCCCGTAGCGCCACTCATGGATCCGCCTATTTAGAGCTTCTACAGTTCTATTGGTCCATGCGAGTACGCGACAATAGTCAGGGTCGTATAGCGAATCGCTAGACTTGAATGTATTAGACAGCGCTAGAAGCCACTCTTCTTGGCTTCCGTACGCAATTACTTTTGTATCTCCCCCTTCTGTCGAGAAAAACGGAGCCCGGCCCATGTCTAGCTCTCTGGTCTTTGTTGCCAGATTTAGAATGGCTCCGTCGTGTCTAAGCACCGACGTAAGTCGGTATCCTGTGGTGTAGGAGGTGAATGCGCGGCATACTGAGTCTTCACCTACTGGTAGCAGCTGGCGATCGTCGCCCACAAAGACAACAGGGCGCTCGCCCAACTCCTTGAGTAGTAAGTCATAAAGCTCACTATTTAACATTGAGCACTCATCTACGATGACAACGTCTATTTCCGGGTTTGGCACATAGCTGTGTATCCCTTCGTCCCATACCTCTGTTATGGTTAACATGTTTTTCCCGTAGGGGTCCGGCTCGAAGGTTTCTTTTCCTGTATCAAAATCTCGCTTTTGCCTTAAGCCTAGAAGTCTGTGAATAGTTGTGGCCTCAAAGTCTCTGGCGCCGTAGCTTCTTAACGCTTTCTCTACTTGTGCTCTAGCCTTGTGTGTCGGCGTCGCGACAACCACGCGATAGCCTACGCTACTTAACCGACTAACCAGTGCGGCTGTTGTTACTGTCTTGCCAGTTCCTGCATAGCCACACAGTAAAACTCTGGAGCTTTCTCCATATATGTCAAGCAAGATAGATTCGACAACTTCTTCTTGATCCGCTGTCAAAGTCAGGGCCTTTGTATCGCATACTGTGTCGGTCATTGGTTCAAGGTGCAAGGCGGGCTTTATGCAGGCGCGAAGCGCCGTACCAGGCGGCGATCTCAGGGGTCCACGCTTCGAGGTGGGGCCACATCAGATCGCAGAGCTGTTGGATCTCGAGTTGGGCGTCGCGCTTTGCGCGGAGATCAAGGAAATGCAGCAGCGCACGTAGTGAGAAGGTCACTACAAAGTGCTGTCTGAAATCGAAGGGAATCATGCCTCGGGCGTGTTCTTCGGCGCGGCCACTCTCGATTGCAAGCTTGTAACGCACAGCAGAGTCGATGCAGATGATGCGATCGATCTTGCGTTGGTCCTCGGTGTACTCGTAGGACTTGCCTTGCCGATCTCGGTAGGTGCCGACGGGGCGGAGGTAGAAGACCTCCTCGATGTCCCGCGTGCCGTTTACGGCGTCGATGATGCGCTGTCCCGTGTACCGACCGGATTGACAGTCGAATGAGACGCCGACCCGGTGGGTGCGGGCCTGCTGCATCACGGAGTGAGGGAACCAACCGACGTTGAAGGTGATCGCTGGGTGCTCGAGTGGACCGTAGTGGCCACGGTCACCTTTAAGCAGGTGGCGGACAACAATCTCGCCGGCCTCGGTTTCGCCAAGGGCCTTTTCGTCGAAGACGAAGTCCTCGCTGTAGTCCTGGTGCATGGCACACCAGATGGTGAGCTGCGGGTTGAGTGTTGCGTTCAGCAACTCGACGCGGAATAGAGGGTCCATCAGCCCTTGCGATAGGTGATTGGTTTCGACGAGCAGTGGATCTGCGGCACCCGCCAGGTGCGACCGTCGCGGTCGTATAGGTGCAGATGGGGGAAGCTCATCCACAGCTCGCCGCCCAGCACTGTGAAACGCTCATCAAGCGGATGGCCCTTCACGTAGACGGCTGAGCCGATGCGGAAGCGCCAGGGATACACCTGGTTCGTTTCGGCCGGCGTCGCCGCCAACGTCATCGGGACAGAAGGAATGATCGGCATGGCTCAGGCAGCAACGGGAGCAAGGCGTGACTGCACCTGCTGGTACAGGTCGATCAACGTGCCGTCATTCACCAGGCGGCGATCGAAGAGTGGGTAGTCGTCCAGGCCGCCCTCGGAGGCATGCGCAGGTCCGCGCTCGGTGCCGGGGCGTTCGATCCGCCAGAGCTCTCCACCCAGGCGGCGCACCAGGGCCGCTTCGTTCGGGAAACGCACGTCATCCACCACGACAGGGATGCCGGCGTCGAGCTTCTGGCGGGTGGCGCGCTCCCAGCACATCAGCCACACCTCGGGGTGAACGGACTGGCGGCCGTACTCCGTCCCCAGTGTCTGCATTATGTGCCTTGCACTTGTGTTTATACCGGAAATCTTCTCTGACTTGTCTTTGTACAGTAGTCGTTCTGTTTCGGCTTCGTCTATCCCAAGAGCACTTAGTAGCACTGCTGCCATCAGCTTTATGGGTGTAGCAAATGCAACAGTGTGAAAACCATACGCGGACTGTAGATAAGACGCCACAGTGGATTTACCACTTTGAGGGGCAGGCGAGTACAAACCAATTAGTCGGGCAGTCATGAGTAGTCTCCTGTGTGAAATACCGAGAATTCCTTTGGGGGTAGTGGTCTGTGTTTGGTCATGTCCGAGAGCGGTTTTCGACGATGGAGGGATCAAGGATTCCGAGCAGTGCCAGGAGCATCGAGGCGCCGGCGCGGCGGTAGATCTCCGGGGGGCTGCCGCCGTTCTTTGGGTCGCCGAGGATTGACCACAGCAAGGCGGTGAACTGGGCGATCACCAGCTCGGCGTTCTCCTCCTGGGCGAAGAGCGCCACCAAGGAGCGCAGCGCGTGAGAGGCGAGGAGCAAGGGCTCGAGACCGAGCTCGGAAAGCTCCTTGGTGATCTGCTGCAGCTGCTCGCTCTTGCCGTCGAGATCAGGACCCAGGAGCTCGGTGAAGGTGAGTCCGCGCTCGGAGGCGATCTGACCTGCCATGGAGCCGGCCAGTGCTGTGGCGAGGTATTCCTCGATGCGGTTGGAGGTCGTCATCATTTGCGTGCGTGGGTGAAGCGCTTCAGTCGTGCAAGAAAATGTTTGTAATACTGACTTAGATCGTCTTCGTCCAGTTCTTCGATCTGGGGCTTGTCGTCAGGGATAGCGACGACGACCATGGCGCGATTGATCGCCAGACCCATGTGGCCATAGACGTAATTCGCCGCTGTGACGTACGCTGCGCACTGCAGGGAGTAGTCGTACATCTTGTCTGGCTTGCGGGGAGAATCCGCCGTCTTCCAGTCAAGTAACGTCGGCTGCAGGTCGTCAGTGTCCAGGTACGCAATACAGTCCAGCGTTCCGGCAAAACCGTCGGGATGCCAGATCGCGCCTTCCATCAGGAGAGGCTTTTCGATGCGATTGAGGAACGATCTCGTGCTCTTCCAGTAGGGCGTGAGCAGGAAGTTGAACCGTGGCTCCTTCCCGTCTGTCAGGAAGTTCTCGATGTTCAGGTGATGCTCCGTACCGCGGAAGCACGCGATCTTGAGGATTTCATCGGCGCGCTCGATGCCGATCGACTCGCGCCACAGCTCGAGGCCGCTGTTGTCGCGGGAGCCAGAGAGGACCGTGGTGACGGAGGGCATCCGACCACAGGGTGTTTCGTACGCACGTTCGCCGCCCTCGTGGGAGCGCACCGGTTCGTATTGAGGAAGAAGGCTGATGCGCTGGGGAAGGGCAGGCATGGTCAGCTCGCAAAGGAAAGGGCGGGTTGGCGCCCGCCCGATTTAGGAACCCGTTACTCAGGCTGTTGGGTCAGCCCAGGGATCCTTGTTCTCAAACAGGGCATAGAGGTTGCAGTCGACCTTCTCGTACTGCCGGGAGATCTCGGGGCGAACCGGTTTCGGGGGAGCCGCGAGCAGGTTGTAGCTGACCTTGCCACCCTTGTCATCGCGGGTGATCTTCAGGTCGTACTGGGAGAAGTCGCCGTAATCCTCATCGGCCATGTACTTGGCCAGTTGCTTCAGCACAGAGATCTGGGTCAGCTCGAGGATCTTGAACTCTTCGTCCTCGTAGTCCCAGACGATGCCGGCGAAGAAACGCTTCGGCGCAAGCGAACCGTTCAGATCAGGCTTGATGTTCTCAGGCATCACTTCGGGCTTCATCTCCCAGCGCACCGGCTTGTTATCGGTGTTCCAGGCAGACCAGCCGCTGATGCCGGCGCCCATATAGCGGACGCGCTTCTCACCTTCAATCTTGCTCAGATTGATGTAGCGGCCGGAACCGGATGATTCGGCAAGGATTTCTTCGAAAAAGGAGTTAGCGATAGCAGGCATGACGGCGAAAGTTCAGGAAACGGGGGACGTGCCCCTGGCTTGGAGGTGGCTCCGCACGATCTGCTCGCAGATCTGTGACGGCGAACTCTCTTCGGCCTGGGCGAGGTTGACCAGATAGCGGTAGGCGGTGTCTGTGAGGTACAGATGCCGCTTGCGCTTCAGCTCGCCGTAGAGGCGGTGCTTGGTGCCCAACCGCTTTGGTCAACTGAAATCACACTAACCAGCGACGAGGGGGTCGTCAACCCATCAGGGCAGGTTGAATCGATCTAAATGAGACTCACCCCGAGACGAGGGGGGGGGGCCTTCACGCTACGCATTTTACTTTTTAATGGTGCTAACGGGCTACGCCTTTCTTTTTAGTGCGAATGGTTGTCCTGATCCGACTGGGGCGGTACGGTGACCAGTACCCGAGAGCGC